TCCGATCTCGACAAGGTGCAGTCGTTATATCAGCTGACGGCAGAGGACTTACAACACAGCCTGTAGGGTTGTTTGTCTGATACAATGCCCCTGTACTTGTCAGCAAAACAATATTACCATCGTTAAGCTGTGAGCACGATATACCGTAGCCAGATTGGTCCCAATCCCAATTCGTTGCCACCCAATTATTATTAATATATATTTCTGGGATGACAGTAACATAATAGTCAGAGAATGGGTTACTTTCTACATATCGGCTATTCGTTGTTATATTAGCAGGATTTTCCTTCGTCCCACCATTCGGATAAATAATCGTGAAACTATTTTCATAATAAACGTCCTCAAAATCAGACCAATGTTCTTCAATATAATTTATATATGTATCATTACAATATTTGATTTGGGGAATTAATGTAACTGATTTTGGTTGTACAGTGTCGGAATTGCCATAAATAGCACTTGAACGAGAAGCGTCGATTGATAAAACACCATTTGGGGTTTGTGAGCTACCCGAGGCAAGGTTGTAATTAAATACGCCTGGGGTTACAGATAATGCACCGTTATTCACAAAGTTATTACCAGCTACATACCTTGACACACTACCTTCAATATTAGGCAAGCCTGCTTCTTTCGTCACACCACTTTCTAAAGACCCCTCCACGAACCTAGCTAAAAAGTTAGGCATAACGAAAGTGGTTGTACCGTCTCCTACGCCAAATTTACCATATTCAGAATTTTCTGTCCATAAATTTTTATTTGTAATCCATTCTATTAATTCAGGATATTCTGCTCGATTATATGTACTACCGTCAAAAACCAAATACCCTTCCATTACGTCATATGCCCATTCAATATGACCTACAGGTTGGTTCATATAATAAACAGTTTTTTGTTTATATTTTTCCCAAACGACAGTGCCATCAATAATTACATTAGTGCTAAAATCAACGTTGCCTGTACTCGTAGTTCCCGCTTTAACGCATTTTAAACAATATTGCTTATAATGTACTATATCATCTATTTGATATTCACAATTTCGCTGTAAAATATTAGACGCTTCTTTAAGCCTTTCATCATATCTTTTAAGACCTTCAAAATTCACGCCTTTTTCGTTATCACTCATAACAACCATTCCCTAATCAATTTATTCAAACAAACTATCTATATCTTCACTAGTAGCAAAATTATTAGTAGTCAATTCAGTTACAAATATCCATTTTGCTTCGTCAAATTCTTCATCTTGATTTTCAGTCTTGCATTTATAAATCTTAGTTCCTAAAAGCACGGTTTGTTCTTTAGCATATTTTGTCTTTGGATTCCAAATAACCAAAGCTTTAAGCATATCATTTTTAAGTTCCTTACCGCCTTTAATTTGGTTTAAATCTATCTTTGACATTATTTATTCTCCTAACCGTCTTAAAATTTTCCAAACTACAGTACCATCAACAATCTCTTGACAATTTTGTGGAATTCTTAAAGGATTAATTGACGTTGTACCTGATTGTGTACAAATAATTTTTGTGCCGTCTATTGTAAATTCAATATTATTTTTATTATATTTAAAATTTCTTTTTAACAAAATTACATCCCCTTTTATTTACATTCCATCTCTATTATATTTAATACAAGTAAAAGCGTAATGTATGCCATTACATTTTTACTTGTATTTACAAAAATAAAAAGTCGCCCAACAAAGGCGACTTTTTATTTGGTAAGTGACCATCAATGCGACCAACACTGATAAACCCCGAATTTAAATTTCGTCTACAGTAGGGCGATATTTTATTTTAGCCACATCGCCCTCAGAGACTTTATACTATCAGTTCTAGCACAACTGTTTGTATAACTAAAATTTTTTCCAAATATCAAATATGTCAAAGCTGACCATCTATTGTGGTTCGCTCTATTTTTTTTAATAACTCATTTGCATCATATCTCGAATTTCGTCAACAGTTAAAATATGTTGAACTGTTTCTTTAATTTTTTTCCAACGAAGATATACTCCCGCACGGGTCATATTTATCTTCTTTGCAATATCTTTAATTTCCAATCCCGATACAATAAGATTAATAATATATAAGTCCTTTCCTTTAAATAAAGGTAAAATTCTATCTTTTACAGCTTGCACAAGACAAAGTTTATCGAATATCCCTTCCTGACTATCGTCTCGAATTGCGTCGATAACTTTGACTTCTTCATCAATAGGAGAACTAGAATACATTGAAACTTCTCCAAACTCACTACAACGTTTCTTGGCACTTTTTCTTGTGTAATACATACCCACAGCATTTTGTGCACAATTCCAAAAGAAAGTATTAAACTTTACTTTACCGCCTTTATACTTACATGCACAATCAAAAAATTTATATTGAAGTTCTTCGAGAAGGTCTTCATAAATCATTTGGTTTCCTTTAGATTTATCTCGTGCCATAAATTCAATTTTTTTCTTGAATAAATTATAGGCATAATCAAAGGCGTGTTGTTCACCTTTCTGATAATCCAAAATTGCTTCCTCTACCGTAGGTGGAGTAAACCTTTTAAGTTCCATCTCCCGTTCTCGTTTAATCCGTTGAGCCTCGGTAAGTTTTATTGGTGACTCGCTATATAATATACAAAATTCTGCATCGAACTCCGTTTCCTCAGTACTACAAACTAATTTTACAGTATTCTTGACCTCATTAACAATGTTAATGACAGCTTCCTTAACTCTCTTAATAATCCCCTCAGTGCTATATTCCACTTTCTCACTTAACATAACACAGGAACTTGGGTCAAACTCCAAAACGCTCATTGATGTAATACCTCTCTCATTCTCATCAAAATTTTATGAAATTAATAATGCCATGTCCTCAAGCTACACAAGACATAGCATTCCGTGTCTTTCATTTATGTTTATTATAAACAAACTTTATGGTACTGTCAAGACTAATTTCCCCAAAAAGTAAGTAAAATTTTATTAGGGATAAATACCCTCAAAATCGCTTACTCTAGGTGTTTCCTTCTTTTTTGTAAGTACATCTTCCATCCAAGCTGGAACTGCGTCTTTGTTCTTAGACTTCTCATTGAGTCCATAATGCTCATACGCATTAGCAACCTCTACAGGATTGTTTGTTGGATTTGCTCTTTTATTCATTATATCGTCCCTTTCTGTATCTAAAACCCAAACTATTTTTGAAGGATTTGTGATAATCCGCACAATTTCGTCATCGTTTATCCAGCCGTAGGTAAAACCGCACTTTTCAGCAAGCTTATCACTGCCCTCATTTGCAACTTGCCATAATAATTGTTCATAATCACTATTTATGAACCACTTAATGCCGTCTTTTACCATTCCCTGAGCTATGCCTTTTCTTCTATATTCTTTACTAACTCCAATTACCACATTCAAGTCAGCAACCTCGCCCGATTTATCCATACATTCTGAAATGTCCTCAAAATATATAAAGGCTACAGGTTTGTCTTGGTCAACAAAGACTTGTGCATATACAGCAAATTCCATTCCATAATCACCGCAAATACATTCTCTGTCCTCGTCAGACATTGAATTAATTATGGATGTAATTTGTTTTTTTATTTCATTATTTATCATATTGTTTCTTCCTTGTCCAAGTCAAAATCGACAGGTTCTTCTTCTGAATTTTCTTCCTCGTCCAAATCAAAATCAGTATCGTCTTCTTCAATGGGTTCTTCTGTTTCTTCGTTTTCCATATTGTCGTCAGTTTCTTCCAAATCTTCGGAATTATCAGAAGAAACGTCAAAATCTTCTGTGTCTTCTTCTATAGGATTACCGTCCTCGTCATATTGCTGCGGTTCAAAATATTCTCCTTCTTCCAAAGTATCAATAGCCTCTTGGAACGGTTCACCTTCTTCATTTTCAGACAATTCAAGAATATCGTCATATTCAGGTAAATACGGAATTTCAAAATCGCTCATATTATTATGGATTTCTTCACTAGAATCCGTAATCATTATACCCGTCTCATTATTATCAACATTCATTAAGGAATCATCTACAAACAATTGCTCAATTCTATCAAATCTATATGAACGAACTGACCCGTCCTGTTTATAGCACATCACCAACAAATTGTTATCTTGTGAAGTGGTAAATGAATATGGCAATACAGTTCTCCAACCTGAACCTTGATATTCGATTTGAATATTCATTTTGTTTGCCATTGAATCTGTAATATATTGAATGGCTTCGTCACCATTTAATTTTACTTGCCGAAATTCTGCATATCTTTTCATATAAAATCATTTCCTTAAAAAAACTAAGAAGGTACAACTCTTAATCCAATACTGCATATGTTATCGTACCATTCTATAGTACATCCATTGACCCGATTGAATACTCAGTACTAAGTATATCAAGTATAGTTATCGTTCAAATGCTACTTACCATAACCTTCTCGAAAAATAGGTTGCCCTTCTACACTTTAAATAAACGTCTATCTATTCTTTATAACAGCAACACAAAAAAGAGCAAAAATTTTATTTTTTGCTCTTTTTTGCTTGTTTTTCTTTATCTATTAATTCCTTTATTTTTTTTATTACTGAATTCATCAGTGAAAACGGGGAATCTGAAAACACTACTGCACCCGCAGCTAATTTGTGTCCACCACCACCATAATGTTCCATCACTTTAGCAACATCATATTTAGTACTACGAACCTTAATATACACATTCTTTTCAGCAGACAAAAACAAAACTGCAACGTCCACGTCCTGCATAAGTTTCATTATATCTATAATCTGAGAGGCTTCTGCATAAGTAGTGTCAGAATTGCGTATAGTATCTTTATTAATCAAAGCATACATTATACGATAATTAGCGTCATACATTATATTAGACCAAACTTCCCGTTCGAGTTTAAGAATACTTCTTGGATAACGTTCAATTTCATTTATTTCATTCAAGTCAGCACCTTTTTTTATCAAATCAGCAGAAATTTCATGTGCTTCTGCAGTAACATTAGGATTTCTAAAATTAAAACTGTCTCCACGCAAGCCCATATACAACGCTGTTGCAATTTCTTTATTAAATTTAACATTAAGTTTCATTTCCTGCATTTTGTTAATCAATTTATAAATCAATATTGTGTCGGAAATTACATTCTCTCGCCAACACAAAGTACCATATTCTTTATAGTTTGCATGATGGTCGATAACAATTATTGTATCACTCATTCTAGTCAAATCAAAACTTACTCTTGATTCGTCAGAACAATCAAGGACAAAAACCATATCAAAATGACTGTAAGGAACATTTATTCTATTCACTCGATGCCTACCTACAATGTTTGCATATCTTTTCCTGATTTTATTCTGTGTTACAAAAGTTACATTTTTGTCTAGTTGTAGCAAAACATTTTCTAATGCCGCTGCTGACCCTATAGCGTCTTCGTCAGGGTTATTATGAACAACAATAGCTATATCGTACACATTATGGTTTAGGATTTTATTTATAATTTGTTCTTTAATGTCCATATCTAAAACTCCATACATAAAAAACAACCAAACCATTACAACAATCAAATAGCAAATTGTTTAATTCGTATGTATTGCTTTGGACACTAAAATAAAAGAGCTAGGACTTTTGTACCGTAGCTCTTTTAATTACCAAATCACCCGCAAGCCTTAATATCTTTAAGTTGCAACTGTATTGTCTTATTTCCGTTCCACACATTATACTGAACTATAAATCCAATGTCCACCTTGTCAGGAGCACCAAGTTCGTCGATATATTTATCTTTAACGTCATTAAAGCAAATACCTTTTAAAATAGTACCATTTTTTTCAAAATCGAATCTTACAGCATTATTTTTTGCACCGATTACTTTATAATCTGCGACATTAACATTCATCGTGCAAAACATAGGCTCACGATTTCCCAACCCAAACGGTGCAAGTTTTTCTATATCGTCCACAAAGTTTTCATTAATCTTATCAAAACCAAGTTCAAATAAGAAAACCATTGTAGGGTCTTTAGGCTTACCGTCATTTTGAGCAAGCCAATCAAAATATAATTTCTTGCAACGCTTTTTAAATTCAGGTAAATATTCTTCTCTTAAAGAATGTATACCACAAGCCCCTGAGTGACCACCGCCACCTACGCCAATATCTGCACAGCTTGTAATACAATCTCTCAATTTAAAATCTGATATACCACGACCCGAACCTGCAAGAATACCATTATCATTACGCATAACAAAACAAGGTCTTTGATACTTGCCACCGATTTTACCTGCAAGTACACCAACTACACCTTTTGGAACGTCATCAAAAACAACAACCAAAACACCATCATTTTCGTCTACTTCTGCTTCAGCGACTTTTTTATTTTCCAAGTCCTTACGTTCGTCATTCCATTTAAATGCTTGTTCTGCAAGTCGTTCTGCAACAACTTCGTCGTCTGTCAATAACAATTCTACAGCTTTTGAAGCGTCGTCCATTCTACCAATAGCATTAATCATAGGAGCTATAGTAAAACCAATACTTGAAGAAGTAATAGCCCCTCGCTGTATCTTCCCTTTTTTTAATAAATGTTCTACACCGTAGCCAATAAAATATTTCGGATTATTCATTATATTCAGTCCGAAATGAACAAATCTGCGATTTTCTTCTAACAAAGGCATAGAATCTGCAACGGTAGCAATTGTTGCAAAAGTAGTAAGCTCGCCAAAAAAGTCGATACCAATTTTATTTTTTAAATCAGGGATTAATACTTGCAAAAACTTAAATGCCACCATACAACCACAAATTTCTTTAAAAGCAATTGAACTATCAATAAACGGGTCGACAACAATAGCATTTGGTAGCTTACCATTTGATATATGGTGGTCTGTAACAACAACGTCGATATTATTTTCCCTTGCATAATCAATAGCTTCATTGGCATTAATACCGTTATCAACAGTAATAATTAAATCTACTTTTTTATCAATAGCTTTTTGTATCATTTTCTTGGATAAACCATATCCGTCTTTTCTAAGAGGAACTATCCAACTTACATTACGTGCCACTGTTCTTAACCCAACAACCATAGTTGCTGTAGCTGTTACCCCGTCACAGTCATAGTCGCCCGCAATCATAATATGTTCGTCATTGTCAATAGCTTTTTTAACTCTTTCTACAGCACTGTCTATATTAGGCAAAGTATGTTCATCAAATTTACTAATTTGTTTAAAATCCAAAAAACGTTCCAACAATCTATCTGTTGAAAAACAATGCTCGTCTTTTATAAATTTCCACAATCCCTCTTCGTACTTCCCTTTAATTTTCCAATTATAATTCAAAATTTTTCCTCCTCGAGTGAGACTTATATACTATATTATTATTACACAAAATACTGTTATTCTTCAATTATTATTTTATTTATTTAGTGCAGATATTGTTTAAAATTTTTAAAAAAACGTGTGGTGATTATTAATGAAACTAATTAATTTTAGACAAATTGACGGTGGTATGTCGTTAGTTGCAAAAGTAAAAGAATTATCTGCATATAACGTTTATACAACCACCCTTGTAAACGCTTTAAAACAAACTGTTTTTCCTGTTAAAGAAAAAATAGATTTGTCCGATTTTGACGACCCTAAGTCTCCTGCAACAGAATTTGTTCTTGCAAATCAACCTGCTTCTCAGGACGTAGAATTATTTATTAACGGTATAATGTACGAGGAAGGAGACGCTTTTGAAGTTAATCGTGCAGAAAAGAAAATAACTTGGGTTTTTAATTCTACTGCCAATGGTTTTGATTTATATAATGAAGTGACTGACGCTATGACAGCAAAGTATTTTATCAATGTTGTAGCAGATAAAAAATTAAAACACAAAGTTATTTTAAACCAAACTATTCCAACAGAAGGTACTTTCGTTGAAGGTGACATTGTACTTCGTAGCCAAGCCGACAAAGAAAATAAAATTGGTTGGATTTACAAAGCTAACGAAGAAGACGCAACTCTCTTTGAATGGATTGAAATTGATATTTATTTCTTAGAAAAATTACTTGAAGAAGCTGCTAAGTTACCTGACGAACCTGAAGAATCAGAAGAACCAAAAACTGACGAAGAAAAATTACCTTATGTAACTTTTGAATCTGTTGCAGATGACGGAACACCATCAGGCAAACAAGTAGAACTTCAAGCCACCAAAACTTGGGACGGCAAATTAGAATATTCCTATGACACCAAAAATTGGACTGAATGGGACGGTAGTACAATCACTTCCACAGACGGCAAATTATATTTGCGTGGTGTAAACAATACTATAATCTCCGACGATGTTCCATTTGTTGTTAGAGAAGTTTAATTTGTCCATATAAAAGGTGATAATTTATGGCTATAAAAATAAAAGGAAATATCGAGACATTGTTGGATTACGAAAAAGTAGCAAAGAATGAGCATCCTACTATGGGAGAAAATTGTTTTGCTAGTATGTTTAAAAATTGGGTGAAATTAACACAAGCTCCTGATTTACCTACTACTACATTATCTGCTAATTGTTATTCTGAAATGTTTGCAGGTTGTACAGAATTAACAAGTATTCCAAGCACTTTACCCGCTGAAACATTATCTGATTATTGTTATTTTAAAATGTTTGCTGACTGTACTAAATTATCAGTAGCCCCTACCTTACCTGCCGAAACATTAAGCGATTATTGTTATAGCAACATGTTTCAAAATTGTAGTATGTTGGAAGGTACTCCTGAATTACCTGCAACAACTTTAGCTGTAGGTTGCTATGATACTATGTTTAGCGGTTGTGTAAAAATTTCAACCATGCCACAATTACCTGCAACAACTTTAAGTTCAAACTGTTATTCTGATATGTTTAATGGTTGTACTATTTTAAATTTTGCAAATTCAGACATGGAATTACCTGCAACAAAATTGTCTGTTAATTGCTATACTCAAATGTTCAAAGATTGTTCTTCTTTAACAGGCACAATTCATTGTCCTGCTTCTGTAAGCAGTAACAAAAACAATATTACTAACAAAGGTGGCTTAAATGAAAACGTCACCGTTGTTTATGATTTATAAGCAAAGAGGTGATAAATAATGGCAATAAAAATAAAAGGTAACATTGAAAACCTTTTGGATTATCAAAAAGTAGAAAACAATGAACACCCTACTATGGGAAATAGATGTTTTGCTAGTATGTTTAAAAACAATAAGGACGTAGTTGAAGCTCCAACTTTTCCTGCAAATGTACTTTCTGACGAATGTTATGTAAATATGTTTGCAAACTGTTCTTTAACTGTAGCTCCTACAGTTTCTGCGACAATATTCGGCATAAATTCCATGACAGGATTTTTATACAACAATTCAGCAACCGCAGGTAGCGTTTATGAAGGCGTTGACAAAAAAATCCCATTTGAATATTATTCAAATGATTTTTTAACATTTAAAACTTCTGACGGCAGTGCTTTTTACATTTATGTAGAATTAACAGAAGAAGAACGCCAAGGACAATTAAATGGTACTATTTCACTTAACGAAAATTTAAGAAAAGTTTGGGATGGAGAAATTGAGATTTCCACAGACAAAGAGCATTGGACAACTTGGTTGGGCGATGATAGTGGTTATGCTCCTAATGGCGTACTTTATATGCGTGGTCGCGGCAATACATATGTTACCAAATACATTGACGATACCAATTATCATAAATGGATTTGTAGTGTTGACGGTAATGTTGATTTGGAATGTACAGGCAATATCGAAACTCTTTTGGATTATGAAAAAGTTTCAAATGGTGAACATCCTACTATGGGAACAGGCTGTTTTTATGGACTATTTAGAAGTATGCCACGTTTAACGAAAGCACCTTATTTACCTGCAAAACAACTTGCTCCATATTGTTATTGTAGAATGTTTGGTGGCACTGCCATAACAAAAGCACCCGCACTTCCTGCTACTGAATTAGCTGAAAGTTGTTATGATAGAATGTTCACAGGTTGTAACGCATTAATCAACATGCCTGTTTTACCTGCAACAACCATGCAAAAAAAATGCTATAATAGTATGTTCCAATATTGTAAATCTCTAACACAAACACCTAAATTACCTGCTATTGAATTAGCTGAAGAATGTTATAGAGGAATGTTCACAGGTTGTACGTCACTAACCCAAGCACCTGAATTACCTGCTACAACTTTGGCTACTAGTTGTTATCAAGGAATGTTTTATGAATGTACTTCTTTAATAAATGCTCCCAAGCTTCCTGCTTTAACTTTAGCCGATAATTGTTATGAAAATATGTTTCAATATTGTTCTGCGTTAATAAGTGCTCCTGAATTACCTGCTGTAAATTTAACCAATGAATGTTACAGACAAATGTTTTTGGGATGTACATCATTAACCCAAGCACCTGAATTACCTGCTACTGTTTTGACGGACGCTTGTTATGGTTGGATGTTCCACGGCTGTACTTCACTAACAGAAGCACCCGAACTACCTGCAACTGTTTTAACAAAATCATGTTATCAACAAATGTTTACTTATTGCACCTCATTAACAAAAGTGCCTGCTAATTTCCCTGCTACTACATTAGTTGAAGATTGTTATACTAATATGTTTAGTGGATGTGAAGCATTAACAACTACAATTCATTGTCCAAAATCTACTGACGGTGATTTAAACTGTCTTAAATATTGTGCAGCATTACCTGAAACAGTTACAGTTGTTTACGATTTATAAAAACAAAAAGACCCCATTAAGGGGTCTTTTTTTTATTTGTTTACAACCTTGCCGTCCTCGTCAATCTTATAACCACGTTCATCAAGAATTGCCAATACTTTATCAACATAATCTTCTTTATTAGTCTTAAGTGACTCCCAAGACAAAGTTCCTTTTATCAAACAAGTTGCGAAAAATTTTTCCATTATTTTTTACTCCCCATGCCCATCAAAGCTAAAAGTGTCTCTTGAATTTCTGCAATCTGTTCCTCTGTAGAAGGTGGTGTCGGTGGTAATTCTTGTTCAATATACTCGCTCTTTTTAACATAGCCACTACCATCCGACTGCATTACAAATTCTTCATCAGACTCGCCAAAATTTTCCCAATCACCTTGACGAACCTTTAATTGAGCTAATTTCAAATTGTTTGTATACTCACCAAGATTATTAATATTATAATAAATTTTTGCCAATTTATATCACCTCATTCTACAAAAACCCCGACCACCGACACTAACAGCGAAAAAAGAACCAAAGTAAAAACAAGAAACCGTCCGAGAACCGCAATCAGCCAAAGAACTAACATAGCTACCGCCCAATAACAACCGCCGAAGCAGACCATCACAAGAACCACGCTTTACCATATCTACTGTAGGGTTATATACTGATTTATCTTGCCATGCATAGCCAACCATAAAATAGTCAATACCACCCCAATAGGCAGTATTACTACCGCTTGTACCACAATGTTCTGCTAATGTGCTTGACCACTGCCATAATACTCCAACACAATCCTCTAGCCCATAATTACTTATTATTCTTGCCCCAAGTGTTCCTACGTGACCACCTGCACCTGTAGGCACTGCTCCTGTACTTATATGGTCGCCCTCTGGTGTGCCTTTGGAACAGACAATAAACTCATCATAAGTAGGTAATCTTTTACCTACTAAGCCTAATTCTTCTGCCATCATTATTCCATGCATAGCTTTAGTGGATGTTCCTGTTACACACTCCTGATTAAACTTACTTACAAGATTTGAACCATTCCAACTGCATAAATAAATATCTGCCCATAAGCCAATTTCTGAAATCCAAACCATTCCTTCATTCTCGCTTACTGCCCTATGCTTTAAATCCCATACACTTAATGGTAAAATATCACCTGCCAAGTAACCACTTAATGTATGCCCACTAATTGTTCCAACACCCATACAAAGACAGTGAAAACCACCAATCTTTCTGCTGTTTGTAGCTGTATAGCCTGTAGGTACTGTTGAATTAGCGGATAAAATATATTCGCCTGTCTCTAAAGCGTAGACATAAAAATCTTTACCTGCCCTATTGCTTGCTGTAGTATATGTATTATTATCCCAACTTACTGCATTAGTTAAATCCAATACTTTCTCGTCATTTACAAAGCCTGTATTATTTACATTTACCCAAGTCTTACTAATTGTTATAGTTGTTTTATTAGGTACAGGTAAGCTATCTCTTTCGTAATATGTTGGGGCTGATGCTATCAAATTCTGCATTAGCTTTTCTGTACTCATTGGAACAAATTCTATACCCACAATCTTATTTATTACTACATTAGCTATTGTACTGCCTTTATCCAATAAAGTAGCAAACGCTTGTCTACCACTAACATCTAATGTTAAAGCCACGTTAAAGAAATAATCTACTGTTGGCTCAGAGTATCTTAACTGCCACTCTAAATCTCCTTCAGGAGCTACCATTATAGTCTTTTCAAAAGAATAACCGTTTGAAGGAATACCCCTAGCCTCAATAATGATATAATCGAATTTAAATACATCATCACCCAAAGCAAGTATTTTTGATATATTACCTAATTCATCACCACTAGCATACCTATAAAGAGTAGTATTTCTAGGTACACTATTAGCTTTACCTATTGGAAGTCTATTACTTCTATCATTTGGTACTAAATTACCATTCTCGTCATACTTCCATAAGCAATCACCATTTTCGTCCATTACTTCAAATACTGCTGTGCCATATACTACTCTATCACCAACAATATAATTACTTAAATCTATTGAAGCATTAGCTGTTTTTCCTGCTACTGTACAACGCAAAAATGTGTTTCCTTTATTTATTATTGTACCTACAGAATAATCTTTATTTCTCTGTAATATGTTAGTTTGTTCTTTTAACTTACTATCATAGTCAGCCAAATCTTCAAGATATATATTTTTTGAACTCAAATTAATCCCAACTCCTTCGCTGAGGCTACTGAATAAATAAACTTAATATGTACAAACTTAAAATATGAAGAACTAGAACTATCATATTCAATAATATCGCCCTTATTAACAGGCATTATTGAAGACACTTGATTATCTACACCGCTAAAGCTTAAAAATATTCCATATTTTCTAACATTACAAAAAGCCCTTACATACAAAGTATTTGGAGCAGATAAAGCACTAGCCGAAATTACAATATACCCATTTGCACTAACTGTATAAAATTTAGCTGTAGGTGATAAAGCAGAGTCTACGACAATTACTACACTACTAGGAGCAGACATGTTTGCTATTGAATCTGCCCCACCACCATCTAATAAGCTCCATGTTACTGTTCCGTCTACAACTTCTGTTGCTTCACTTGGTATTGTTAAGGGGTCTGTTCCTGTAGTTCCCGCTACCTTACAAACTAATCTTATTCCGTCTAAATTATAATCTATATTACCTACATTGTAGTTAAAATTTCTTTTTACCACATCATCTACCACCTTATACAATACAATACGGAAGTATTTGTTGGGCGAGAAGTATATTTGACTATATTATTCAATGAATATGTTTGAGCATCAGAAAGCCATATTTCAGTAGAACTTTCTAATCCACTATCAACTTTTGCAACTTGTGCATTTGCACCGCTTTGTGATTTTGGATTTAACACGTTGGCTATACCGCCTAACGAACCAACATGTTCAGTACCATCTTGATGAACACCCACATTTTCTCCGCTACCCTGATTAGTGTGGCTATTTGTGCCCGTTCCCCTTAAAAATTCCCCTCTAAGGTCAGGCACTGCAAATGTAGAAGTACCATCTCCACCAAAGAAATTCTTACTTCCAAATTCTACTTCAATATGATTAGCTAATCTTGAATAATCAATTATATTATAAATACTTCCGTCACAACTTAAAAATCCTTTAGGGGGATTTGACCCAAAATACTGTATTATAGTACCTACTTGGTCATTTCCCCCTGATATATCTATTAGTGACCATACTACTGTCCCGTCTGTTACTTCACTAACATTAGATGGTATTACTAAATCTTCCGTAGAAGTTGTTCCTGCTGTCTTACAAGTAAGCCTTACACCACTAACTGAGTATTCTATATCTCCTACATTGTAGGTATAATTTCTTTTCAACATTAAACAAACAACCCTTTTTATTTATAACAATCCTAATGCTTTAGCATCTCCTACTGAATAAAAGAAGGTAGCACTATCTGTACTATCCCATCTATATTTGCAACCCTTTCTGACAGAAATAAAAGTAGCTGGATAAGCCTGCCCATATACAATGTTGACCAAATTACTTTGTCCTTGTAGATAGATTGTCGTTGCTGTTGAATTACTAACAACTAAATAGCCATTAGCAGGTGCAATCCATCTATCTGTACTATTCCAATCACCCCAATTTGTAGCAGGTAATGTAATATATACATCACTAGGCATAGCCATTTCTGCTATATCTGCTGTTGATAGAGTGTTGAGCTTGATACCTGTTATTCTTAATAATTTAACCCCTTTAAAAGATGAACCCATTCTCGTCAAGGTTAAATTAAAAGTTGTTGTATATAGCATTTCAACTGATATATACGAAGTATCACTATCATACAAATTGCTTTCTATAATAGTATCAATTTCGCTGACACTTACAATTGAGCTTTTTGTTTCTCTAAGAGAGTCAGTACGTAATATTTCAATTGTTATTATAAAATAATCGTAATCAGTTAAATCAGCATTTATTGAATATGTCTGAGAACTGTATAAAGTAGTAATAAAAGTATCATTAGTTCCATCATATAAAGTAGTCTGTGTTACATTATTGATACCTTCTTTACCTATCCACTCCCATTTACCTGCCAATACATCAGTAAGGAAATCAGTACCGCTAGTGTGAGCAGTTTTACAAATATAGAGTCCGTTGGTGCTATAGACAAGCTTATTAGCTTTATAGTTAGTGTTTTCTTTCCAAGGAGTAATAGAGCCACCTTCAGTTACTCCATCACTCACGTCTAACGTATTACAAAATATTGTATCAAATCTATTATTTTCAGCACCTAAGTTCAATATTAATCCACCCCTTAGTAATCTACAACATAATTAGCACATTTAGTTAATTACAAAGGGTAATTAAAGATTGAACTACTACCCTTTTTTATTATTATCATTCTTTCTATACTCTAACAGCTCCATTAACCACTCTGCAAGCTGTCTATGCTCTTTGGCACATTCATCACAGCCTTGAGCTTTTTCAAAGCAATGCTGTATTGCTTCCTGTAATGTCATTTACTTCACCCTCTAATTTTCTAATCCTTTCAATAAACTTTATGTCTGCTAAAATTTTTCTTGCAACGAATACACCTGTTGCGGAAGCTTGTGACAATCCTCTTGTTAATCCCGAACCATCACCTATAGCATAAATACCGTTCTTGGTTTTTAAATTATTATCAATTTCAACCCTAGAACTAAAGAATTTTACTTCTACACCATATAACAAAGTGTCGTCATTATTAATACCTTTTGCTATATTATCAAGTGCTTCAAGCATTTCCAAAATGTTATCCAAATGTCTTTTTGGTAATACCAAGCTTAAATCACCTGCAGTGGCATTAAGTGTAGGTTTTGTAAAGCTCTTGCTCAATCTATGCTCATTGGTTCTTCTGCCTTTACGCAAATCGCCAAGTCTCTGCACAATAACACCGTCACCCAACAAATTAGACAATGACGCAATTCTTTCACCATATTTATTAGGTTCTTTAAAAGGTTCTGTAAATTTATTACTTACCAACAATGCAAAGTTTGTGTTCTCACTCTGCAATTTTTTATCTTCATAACTATGACCGTTTACTGTAATAATACCATTAGTATTTTCAGCAACTACCTGTCCATTAGGGTTCATGCAGAAAGTTCTTACAATATCACCATATTTTTTAGTTCTATAAAGTAACTTAGCTTCATATACCTCGTCTGTAATATGTTTCATAACAGACGCAGGAACTTCCACACGCACTCCCAAATCAATTCTATTACTAGATACATTCAAACCCATAGCTTTGCATTGTTCCGCAAACCATGAAGCTCCTGCTCGTCCTGACGCAACAATCAAGTTATCACAAGAAATTTCCTCACCATTTTTCAAAACAACATTATGGGAATCCACAATTTTATCCACAGGACACTTAAATCTAATTTCTACTTTATCCTTTAAAAACTCATAAATTGAGGACATGATTTTAAGGTTATTTTCTGTGCCCAAATGCCTAACAGAAGCGTCAAGCAAATGAATATCATATTTTAAAGCTTCATCCTTAATAGTAGAATTAGTAGTATTGAATACACTCTTGGGAGCACCAAAAGCAAGATTGATTTTATCAACATAATTAATCAAATCCATAATTTCTTTTTCGGGTAAATACTCATTGAGCCACCCACCAAACTGAGTAGTAAAGTTGTACTTACCGTCAGAAAAAGCTCCTGCTCCACCAAAACCACGCATAATATTACACGGGTTACAGCTTACACACTTTTTGGACTTATTTTCAACAATAGGACACTTTCTCTTATAAACGTCATTTCCTTCTTCAAGAAGAAGTACCTTTAAGTCAGGCTTGTTAATAATCAGCTCATAAGAAGCAAAAATACCCGCCGGTCCTGCTCCGACAATTACAACGTCATAGTTCGTTTTCATGTTTCTCCCCTATATAAATACATTATTTATCCAAAAACAATTGCAACAAAAATAATATTGATACGGCAATTATAATTGCAACCGTTTCCAAAAATGCCTCAATTATCATTAATTCGCTTTTCTGCAATATCAAAATATTGCTTATCTAATTCTATACCAATGAACTTCCTATTTAAATTTTTACACGCAATACCTGTAGTACCACTACCCATACAATTATCAAGAACTAAATCATTCTCTTTGGTATAAGTTTTTATCAAATACTCAACTAAAGCCAATGGTTTTTGTGTAGGGTGTACTTTTTTACATTCAGTATTAAATTTTAATATAGAAATTGGTAATCTATCCTTATACGTTTTTATATTATCCTTTGTTCCATTTTTATATTCATGCAACAAATTATTATTTCCATAAATTTTTACATTAGAGGTTCTTTCTTTCTCTCTTTTTTCTTTTTGAGGATAATAATTCATACTTATATGATTGGACGTATAGCACGCTTTAGCTTTGCTAAAAACCATAATATTTTCATGCACCCTTCCACACTGATAGTTCATTAACTGAAAGTTGGAAGGTTTTTGTTTTTGCCATACCCAATCATATCTATACATAGGAAGATTACTCGCTCGCATTAAAGACGAAAAAGGCTCTTGCCCAAACAACACAATTGCACCGTCGTCTTTTATAATCCTATTATATTGTTCCCACAATTTATCTATAGGTATTATTACGTCCCATTTGCATTTAGTTGTTCCATAGGGCAAGTCGCACACAATGCAATCTACACTTTTATCTTGAATGTTTGTCATTATATCAAGACAATCGCCTAAATATAAACCTTCTTTAAGCATTTTCTACCCTTTCACGAGCAATATCAAAATATTGTTCGTCCAACTCCATACCAATAAATTTCCTATTTAAATTTTTACAGGCAACACCTGTAGTACCACTGCCCATACAATTATCAAGAACTATATCACCCTCATTTGTATAAGTCTTGATAAAATATTCACAAGCTTCTACGGGTTTTTGTGTAGGATGTAATCTACTTTTTTGCTTGTCCCATTTAAACGTTAAAACGTCCCGTGGGTATCTATCGGTACTATCGTATGTGGTTAACCCATGTTCCCCATAATCAGTAGTTTTTTTGCAGTTGACTTTATGTTCTGCTTTACTTACTTTTCTTTGGTGTCCATGTGTCATTTGTGGATTATAAGTAGGTAATTTTTTATAAAATATCAAAACATTTTCATGTGCTTTCATTGGCATTTTCTTAGCATTAAGAAAGCCTGTCGCACTTGTTTTTTCTATAATCCACTCATACCTAAACATATTGGAATTAGACATTACTAATTTGGCGGTAAATGGCATTTGTGCCCATAAAGCAATAACGCCATCGTCTTTAATTATGCGATTATATTGTTCCCATAGCATAGGGAATGGAATGATGCTATCCCATTTATTTCTTGCCGTCGTGCCATAAGGCAAATCGCAGAAAATCATATCAATAGACTTATCTGCGATTTTTGCCATTTCCGTCAAACAGTCACCATGTATTAAATTAATATCATTATACATTTTCTGCCTTAACATCTTCCTCTTTAATAACAATTTCCTTGGTGTTCTCGGTAGGAGCAGTATACATAATATCAAGCATGGTATTTTCCAAAATGGATTTAAGACTTCTCGCACCTGTCTTATTCTTCATTGCCATTTTTGCAATCTTATGAATAGCCTTGTTATCGAATTTTAAAGATACACCGTCTACTTCCATTAACTGCTGATACTGTTTAATTAAAGCGTCCTTTGGTTCTTGCAAAATCTTCACCATAGCTTCTTCGTCAAGCTTATGGAGAACTGCAATAGTCTGAATACGACCAACAAATTCGGGAATCATACCAAATTTAATCAAATGTTCCTGAGTTACACGGTCAAGAAGATTATTCTTTTCCTTATCAGACAATTTATGTGGAGAAGAACCAAAGCCAATACCCTTGTTTTCTTCCTTTGCCTTAATAAATTTCTCAATGCCTACGAAAGCACCGCTAACGATAAATAAAATATTGGTAGTATCAATAGTCATTTGTTCTTCTCCACCAAGAAAGTTCTCTTTTTCTTTTGGGAGATACATTGTAGTACCTTCAATCATTTTCAAAAGTGCTTGCTGAACACCCTCGCCACCAACGTCTTTTGTGCCACCACCTGCATGACCTGCAATTTTATCAATTTCGTCAAGAAATACAATACCACGTTCTGCTTTTGCAACATCCCCATCAGCTTTCTTTACAAGAGAAGCTAAACAATCTTCAACGTTCCTCCCCACATATCCCGCAGAAGTAAAGGACGTACAATCTGCAATAACAATAGGCACGTCCAAAAGCTTTGCTACAGTCTGAGCAATAAGAGTTTTACCACTACCGCTCGAACCAATCAAGCAAATGTTAGCTTTCTGTACTGCAGAATCTTTAAGTTTTGCAATTCTCTTATAATGATTATAAACAGCAACAGAAATAATCTTCTTAGCTTTTTCCTGACCTACAATATATTCGTCCAATTTCTTTTTAAGTTCCATTGGTTTTGGGACTTCTTTCATTTCAAATACTTCTTGAGTTTCGCCTTTTCTATCTGCAACAATACTATTGCAAATGTTCAAGCAATCCTCACAAATGGTAATATCTTTTTTCTTACCATACAACAATTTTGTAGCGTCTACCTCTTTACCACAAAACCTACATTTGACTTTTAAAACGTCAGAATCTTTTGTAACTGCCAATTTGCAAAACCTCCTATTTCTTTCCTAAATTTACTATATTTAATTGCCCTTCATTTAGTAAATATATTTAAAGACAAAAAAATAAAGCGTGGAAAATTTTCTATCTTCCACGCTTTAAAATCATTACAGCTCAATAAAATTATTAACACCCAAAGTCTTGGAGAACGGTTCACCGTTCTTTACAATTCTATTTGTTACATTATATTTATTAAACGTATATTCTTTATTCTTATTATCCAACAAAACAAATTCCTTTTCTGCAATGTCAATCTGCAGTAAATGGTCAACTTTCCGACCTGAAATACAATTCAAAGCCTTTGCAGTTCTACCCTTAACCATAAGGTCACTAATGTTAATAACCTTATATCCAAGTTTACCGTCATTATATGCGAATAATAACAACAATTTATTTTTGGTATCGTCTTTTACATTACTAATCTTACAGTCAACAACAAAATCACCGTCGTCAAGTTTTGACGTACCCATTGCTCTTGCTCCGCAAGCTGTTGCAGTAAAGGAATTAACACTAAATCTACCAATGCAACCATTATTAGTTGCAAGTGTAATAGTTTCTTCCTGCAAATCGTCTACCAAATGATTTACAACAATTTCAGAATCCATATCTTTAATAATCTGTGTTGGCTTATTAATCTTAAATTTCATTTTATTAACAAAAGTTTTCTTAATATTGCCATTTTTCAATACAGAAATTAGAGTTTTATCTGAATCAATGTCAAACTTAATCATATTAATAGCGTCAGCAAATTTCATATTATTATATTGCAAAGCGTTCATTGGAACACGTTCAACCAACCCTGTCTTGTTAATAATAAGCAAATCGTCTGAACGCCTACACTTTAACGCTTGTTTAAACATATTGGTTCTATCCTTATATGTTTTATCGGCAACAAATTTCGCATATTCTTCTGTTTCATACACATTTACTTTGCCGTTAACATACAAAACTGCCACAACATCTTCAGGAATATCTTCTGCTCCTGTATCAAATTCGTCAAAGCTAGACACAATTTTAGTTCTACGCTTATCACCGAATTTATTTTTGAGTTCTTCCAACTGAGAAACAATATCCTGTGTCATAACTTCCTTGCTATCAAGTTTAGCCTGACAATCTTCAATAAGTTTTTCAAGTTCGGAAATTTTTGCAAAAATAACATTTCTATCTTTGCTTACCAAAGAACGTGTTTTTTGTTCAAGAATATATTCCACTTGTTCTTCATTAAGATTATATTTAGCAACTAATTTCTCTTTAGCTTCTGCAACTGTTTCAGAATCAATAATAATATTAATTGCTGTCTTAATATCTTCAACAATCTTTGCCAAACCACGTTGAATATTCAACTTTTTACTATATGTATCAACAAGATGAGTATACCGCTTAGTACAAACCTCAAATCTATGTTCCAAGTAAATATCAACATAGTCCATTAATGTAACAAGTTTCAATTCTTTATCCAAAATGCCACGCATATGGAAACTAGCACTAGATTGGAGTTTCGTTTTTTCAAAAATATCCTTAATAATAAGATTAATGTTGGCAGTAGGCATACATTCCACAACAATTCTGATTTCTTGCATACCTGTAGATTCGTCACGCACAGACAAAGCTCTTGGCAAAGCCTTTTCATTAATCAATGCGTCAATCTTTTCTACAATCTTGGGTTTATCAGAATATGGTGGCATATCTGTAAATACAATCTGAGGATTATTATTTTCTGCATTAGTTTCAACAACATAATTCGCTCTGAATGTAAGTTTGCCCTCACCTGTCTTATATAAATGCTCCAAACCCTCTTTAAGCATTTTAGACCCATACGGAAAGTCAGGGCCTTTCATTATCTTCATTAAATCTTTTAGTGTATATTCTTCATGCTGTAACGCATAAATCAACATATCGCACAACTCAGTAAGATTATGAGAAGGTGTACAAGCTGTGTAACCTACTGCAATACCCGTAGGACAACCATTTGCCAAAAAATTCGGGAACAACGCAGGTAAAACTACAGGTTCTTCGTCAGTTTCAGAATAATTAGGCTTAAAATCTACACTATGTCTGTCCATTACGTCTTCAAGAAGTTCGTAAGCTTTTCTATCCAAACGTACCTCTGTATAACGTCCTGCACCTTCCCTATCACCGTCAATAGAACCAAGGTTGCCATGAAAATCAATCAACGGATAACGCATAACCCAAGGTTTTGCCATATTTGCAATAGTACCATAGCAATCGCCATGTGGGTGGAAAAGACCCATAACGTCACCTGCATATCGTGCAGATTTCATATATTGTTTATTAGAATCATAACCTTTAAATTTGCCCGTATATAAAATTCTTCGTTGTACGGGTTTCATACCATCTCGAATTTCAGGCAAAGCACGGTCTACAATCGAAAGAATTGAATAGCTTAAATAAGAATTCTGCATTTCTTTATCTACGCCATAATCAATAATATTCTCATTGGCAATTAAAGATTCAATATCTTCTTTTTTGTCGGTTTTTTTAGCCATCAAGTGTTCCTCCTATATTACTAACTGAAATTAGTATATTGAGGTACAAAGAAATTAGTCAAGTTTTACGCAAAACAAAAAAGAGAGCAAAGCTCTCTTTGTTAATGACAAGCAGGTGCAAGCATTTCGCCTAACTGCGATTTACGCTGTACAAAATTTGAACCACTCACGCATTTCATACATTTCTTTAAATCTCTTGTTTCCTCGGGTATCATATTGGAACATTGTGGACACCGATACATTTTTTCATTACTAGCACTTTCCCGTGTTTTTTTCATCATTATCCCCCGTCTCATCTTGTTAAGTCTATCTTATATAAATAATTGGACACATATTGGTCATTCACCTTAAAAGAATTCCATAAAGTAATATTAGTTACAGGAACAGGAATTTTTTTCGTTTCGATTTCATAATCTATTTCAGGTGTATTATAAGCCAAAGTAATGTGTGGTGTATATCCTTCAAATTTGTCGGGAGCTTTTTGATAACCAACTTGTTTAAATTTTTCTTCCATTGCATAATGAATATCATACAATTTCTGACAATCGTCTACACCCATCCACAAAGCACCACCGTCAAAGCGGTTAATTTTATTTGCAAAAACATACTGATTAAATAAAGTGTTTTCTTCCTCGAACAATTTCATTGCTTCAACCACTTTTTCAAAATCAGTTTCGTCTTTGCCAAGATAGTCTAGCGTTATATGAAATTGTGTTGGGTCTTCCCAATCACCATAAGTTTTTGATTTTAGAATTGTTTGATAATATGCTATCTGACTTTGAGCCACTTTATTATCAATATCCATAGAAAGCCATAATGAAGCCATTGTTTAACATTCCTTTACATTTATTTTCTACTTATAGTATAGATAAAATACAAAGAATTATTAAACAAAATATCAAACGCATTCTAAATTACAGTTATGAGTTTTTGAACAAGCCTCTTTTTTGTGACGATTAGCCATTTTTTCAATACTTTGTATATCGCTATTACACATAACCGCAAAAGCATACAAAGCCTTGTCGTCCTTGAAAACATGTTCTGCAATACTAGATACGTTGGAGTCATAGTCGTGAGCAAACTCATAAAATTTTCTTCTTTGTTCTAACGTAGACATAACCAACATCCTTTCTCTATATATAAAAGATTACATACGTCTACTTTCGTCAATTATATCATTCGTCAACATGTTTTTCAAGCATTTTTCAAAAACGACGAATATTATGTTATAATATAAACACTTTTAAACAAAGAGTAAAAATTACAAAATTTAGTAAAATAAAAAAGGAGAAGCCTTAGCTTCTCCTTTAATTATTAAAGAGCTTCCAAATCTACTTCACTAGAATTAGCTTCAATAAAGTTTTTACGTTTAACAACGTCCTTACCCATTAAAGTTTCAAACAACTCTGCTACTTCTTCTGCGTCTTCCATTGTAATACGACGTAAAGTACGCTTGCTAATATCCATAGTAGTATCTCTTAATTGGTCAGGATTCATTTCACCTAACCCTTTGAAGCGGTTTACCTGATATTTCTCATTCTTATGCTTAGTTCTATAATCCTTCAATTCAGAATCACTAAGCAAATAAACCGATTCGTTATTAGATTTAATAATACGATACAACGGCGGTTGTGCTGAATAAACGCTACCGCTTTCAATCAATGACGGCATGTAATAATACATTAAAGTTAATACAAGAGTACGAATGTGGCTACCGTCCACATCTGCGTCTGTTGCCAAAATAATTTTATCATATCTTACGTCGTCAAGTTTAAAATTCTTACCTATACCGCCACCAATAGCAGCGAAAATACCTTTAATTGTATCTGAATTAAGGATTTTAGAAATATCTGCTTTACTTACATTGAGAATTTTACCTCTCAACCCGAGTATAGCCTGATATGCTCTGTTGCGTCCTTCTTTCATTGACCCCGCAGCGGAGTCACCCTCGCAAATCCACAATTCACGATAACCATCCTTAATAGAACAATCAGCCAATTTGCCTGGGAGCGAAATCTTCATAGCATTTTTGGCTTTACGACTAACCGCTCTCGCCCGTCTAGCAGCGAGTTCAGCTTCCTTAGTTTTCATTGCTCTATTAACAATAGCGTCAAGAATAGGTTTGTATTCCTTTTTCTTTGAAATTTCGTCAAAGAATTCGTGCATAACCGTACTTACTGCGGTTTGTGCTTCTTCACTACCAAGTTTGGTTTTAGTCTGACCTTCAAACTCAGGGTCATACAATTTTACAGAAATAGTAGCGTGAATGCCGTCCATTAAATACTGCATTTCAATCGGCTCTTTTATGAGCTTTTTATCCATACCGTATTCATTAATACATTCCTTAAAAGAATCCTTAAATCCCTTTAAATGATAACCGCCCTCATAAGTATTAATGTTATTTGCAAAAGATTTAATCTGACTATTAGGTTCTAATTCATCGTCATGAATAAATGAAATGTCACAAATAATATCATGACCTTCTGAATCGGTATAGGTCTTGTTGAAACTCAATGGATTATCATAAAGTTTCTTCTTATTTTCAACCATAGCAGAAGTGTAACCTTCTACACCGTTTTTAAAACAATATTCCTGTTTATCTTTTGTAATTTCATTTTTATAAATAATCTTCAGCCCTGCATTAAGCGAAGCAAGTTCTTTTAAACGATGTTTAATTCGTTCGCTAGGCTGTAACGTAAGTTTAAAAACTTTCTTATCAGGGTGATACTTAATAATTGTACCTGTTTCAGTTGTTGGTTCAAGTCGCTCAACCTCAGTAGTAGGATTACCTTCACAAAAATGTTGATGCCATGTATATCCGTCACGCTTTACAATAACGTCAAACGAATCACTTAACGCATTTACGCACTTTGTACCAACTCCGTGCAAACCTGATGAACATTTATAACCTTCAGTCTTAAACTTACCACCTGCATGAAGATTGGTAAGAATACCCGTCAAAGCGTCAATCGGATTTCCTTTTTTATCTTTGAAAGTGTCATTCTTACCAACAGGAATTCCTCTACCGTGGTCAATAATTTCTACAGAACAATCTTTGCAAACGGTAACTGAAATCTCTTTACCCCAACCTGCAACAAATTCGTCGATACTGTTATCAATTACTTCGTATACAAGTTGGTCAATACCCGATTGAGAAGTACTCCCGACGTACATCCCGGGACGAGTTTTGACCGCTTCAAGTCCTTCTAAGACGTGAATTTGTTTTACGCCATAATCGTCAGTAACCTTTGTACTAGCCATTATACCCTCCTATTTAATTTAAAATTTTCAAATATATCATATTCGTTTTTGTTAAATTTGACAATACGACAATTTATTTTACATAATTTATCTTATAATATAATTATACACTTCTCATTCTGCGTCAATATAAATTTTAAACGGTGTGCCAACGTCTTTAATATAAAAGTATAATTTCTTTGGTGTATCAAAACTATACTCTATACCCTCAGAATCCAAATTGTTGGCGTTTGGCATAAATTCTTCCAATGCCTGTATCACCGCTGTAGGGTCAAAAGAAGTATCGACCAAATCTTCCTCGTCTACAAAATGCGTTATAAACATACCTGATGGTACTGCGTCTTTAATATATAACTTAAAATGTGTACTAGCAGGTATCTCAGAGAAATACCGCATAGCCGTCTTATCAGACATCATCATTTTAGAATACGTCTTCATAACGTCATTCCTTTCTTTTTTTATTTACTCTACTATTCTATTATATTTAATATAAAAAAAAGCGTAATGTAGAACATTACGCTTAAAATATGTACAATTAAGCAAATAAGCTATCAATATCTTCTGTGGTAGCAAAATCCATTTGACTATTTGTAATAATATCCTGTTCCATTTGCTCAATTTTTGTATTGATTGGAGACAAATCTACTGTACCTGCAAGAACGTCCCAAGCCGTACCTGTCCAAGTTACATTATCACCTGCAAGTACATTGTGGTCTGAATCAGCAGTAGCAATATTCCAAGTGTCACCAATTTCATTATCTTCGGTAGGCAGTTCTGCATAAGTTTCCTTAGAACCTTTATACTTAAATACAGTGGTAATGTCAGACTTTTTAGCATAATCTGTTAAATCGTCTGCCTGTAAAGCAGATTCAAGAGTAGCTTTAAGTTCGTTGGTAAAGTCGTTAGTGGACAATCCCTTACCCTCTACAACTGCAACTTTTTTTTCTAATTCACTTGCTAATTTCTCGTCATATTTGTCTTTAAAATGTGACAGCATAGCAAAACTTACGTGTTTTTCTGAATTTTCAGCCATATTATATCACCTCAAAATTAATTATCAAAATAGTATTCTACAAAACAAACATATTTAATTTTAAATTTATTATTTGTACATTGAACATATAGGTAATTAGTTTTATAAATTACTTTGTACTTCTTTCTTATACAAATTCTATATATAAATACAAAAAAATCACTACACAAACTATATCCATTCATGTAGTGATTTTAATTTACATTATTCTTCGTATCTGTCAATGTGTCCACGCATATCGACGTGCACAAAGTTATCGTCATATTTTAACACAATCCCTTCAGCACCGCATTCCTCACAGAGGTCGGCAAATTCTTCAATTACCATATCATCAGGAACTGCAATATCTACAGCCATTCCTTGAACGTGATAACTATTCTCATAACCACCAATTTCGTCATTATATTCTTTGCAACGAGCACAAGCAACGATTTCCAATGGTTGTTCCACCTGTTCTTGAAGTTCATCTAAGAACTCTAATAATTCTTCCTCTATACCTTCGTCAGGTTGCCATCCACAATGTGGACAAGACAAAATTTCTTCGTCAAAATATTTTGAACTATTCATAATTTGTAGGGGAAAACCTTTTTTTATGTTGATTTTTCAACTTCCATTTGTAAATAATAAAATTGCTGTTTTCACCCACCTCTCACCTCGATTCATAAGTTTTTTATTATTTCAAAATAAACATACACTTATAAATCATTGTTATTTCGTCATTACAGCAGAAAAGAGCATCCTATAAAGAATGCTCTTTAAATATTAATTGTTCAGTTTTGTTTTTAAACTCTTAGAAACCACTACCTTCAACGCCTTGGTTGCAGGAATTTCAACAATTTCACGAGTCTGAGGATTACGACCTTTACGTGGAGCACGGTCAATACGCTTAAATGTACCGAAATTCTTCTGATTATAGGACTCACCTTCTGCAAGCTCGTCACCTAAAACTTCAAAAAAAGTATCAATACAATCTTCAATTTGAGTAAGTGTTAGACCATCCATACGGTCAGCAATGGCTCTTGCCATATCATGTTTCTTCATTTCATATCACCTTTATCATTAATTTTACGTAAAAATATATTTCCTGTTATACTTGTTCAAAAAAATAATATATCTAAAATAAACATTTATTCGTTGAAAACATAGGAAATAATTGTTTGCATATAAAAATAAGAACCTATTATTACAACAGGTTCTTAAAATATTAGCAATGCAACAGATTATCACTTTCTTCCAAATTATGTTCTCGACGAAACTCCACTACTGCTCGTGTAGCAAAATCTGCTTTTGCCCTAGTATCGTCATTGTTTGTAATTGGCAAAGTGCCGTATGCTCTTTTTTCATTATATTCCAATTGTTCCAATGTCTTATATTCTTCTATGGTCAAGCCCATCTCGTGAGCCTCGTGTTTTCCGCACTCCTTTTCGTTGTCAAATTCCTTACCGCAAATTTGACAAATATACTTTGTATAATGTTTTACTTTCATGTAAATTACCCCCTTAATTGTTTTGATTTACAGCCTTTGCAAAAGCATTTTCAACCTGTTCACGATTCAAATGCTTAAAATCATGGTCTTTTGCAAATACATTATCCATTGCCATATCAATATTGTTCATTGCGTGTTCCATTAAACGCTTATTATGAGAAGTAAAAATTATATCTTCGTTTGCTGACTTAACATGCAGGATATAATCGTTACCATGCTTATATAAAGTCATCGTCATATCATGATTATAAATCAGACCAATAGACTTGTAATTCTTCAACATATCTACAGTGTAGTTGTTCTTGGCATTTCTGCAACTGTTCTTTACATGGCTCTCACGAATACGCTTTTCAACGTCCTTTGTTCTTGCCATTGTTCCGCTAGTGAACTCACGAATATACTCGTCAAACAAGTGCTTATCTGCATTTGGATAAGTTGCCTTGAACTCTGCAATCTTAATAGAAACTGCTTCCTTAATTGTATTGTTACGCTTATCTTCCTTTTCCTTCTGCTTAATCATTTCTCTAGTTTCTTCTGCAAGCTGTTCAGAAGCTTTCTTGTCATTCATATACTGAGAATACTCACTAGAAATCTGTGTCTCATTAAACATGTGGAAAAGAACATTCATAATAGTACGAACAATCAATAATACTGCAGAAGCAATAGCTCCACATATACCTGTAAACAAACCTAAAAATGCAATTACTATAAGAATTACACCTACTAACATTAAACCTGTACCTAACATATTTACCGCTCCTTTACTTGTTCTGTTCTTTGATTATATAGTAACACAAACGTAGTAAAATGTCAATACCTTTTTTAAAGTTTTTTAAACAAAAATCCCACTAGATATTAAACCTAGTGGGATTTTTATATTTTAATATTACTTGTTGATAAGTTCCTTAAAGGACTTACCTGCCTTGAAGCCTGGAGCCTTGGAAGCAGGAATATCAATCTCTGCACCTGTCTGAGGATTGCGACCCTTACGAGCGGAACGTTCCTTAACCAAGAAAGTACCAAAGCCTACAAGAGATACCTTGTCGCCCTTCTGCAAAGTCTTCACAATAATATCAATCATGCTCTGAACTGCCTTTTCAGCGTCCTTCTTGGTAATTTCTGCACTTTCTGCAACCTGTGTAATAAATTCCTGTTTTGTCATTTTTAATTTCTCCTTTTTGTCAAAACTTTACTGTTTTCTAGCTCCAAAGAGCTTTTTATATTACTTATCATACTACATACTCAACAATCTGTCAACAGTTCTTTTTGTTTTTTGATAGTATTTTCTGTAATATTTATAAGAATTTTTGCTTCTTTAGCATTACGCTGTTTTAATTCACGGTCTAACTTCTTAAAAATTGACTGTACATATTCATATTGTTCGTCAAACTTGTCAACATGATTTTCCAACACAAACCGCAAATAATTCCTCAAAGCTATAGAACACACGAAGTTTATTTCTTGTAAAGTCATAGTTTTTTCAACTTCATTATTTGCTTCATTCAATGCCATTTTAAGAGCATTAAACCGATTATCGCCCTCAAACTCTATATTGAATTTATGTTGCAAGGAATCACAAGCGTCACTAGCCGTATCAAGGTTATAATATAGTTCCTCGAAACGAACTATATCACCACCTTTTTTACAACCAAAACAATACCAAGAAGTATGGTCTTGTGGTTTACCATCCTCACCTTTGAATCCTTCGGGATATATTCTCAGGGATTCCGTTTTCTCATTATGAAACGGACACAATGCAGTATAAATATTACCAACCTTTTTAACTTTTAAAAGACTTTTAATATATTCAACGCCGTCAATATTTTGATTTATAAAATTACGACGTAATTTAAGCCGTTCATATTCTTCATTTGACATTCGTTTGCTCATATTGCTTCCCACTCAGACTCGTCAATCTCTATCATTTGCATTTTATCATAGTTTTTCTGAATATGAAAACTAAATGTACTACCGTCACGAGTTTTTGAAGATTCTACCAACGCCGTATCTTCGTCTAAAGAACGCACAACAAATACATTATCAGCATGGTCAGCAATTTGGTCTGAACCCGCAATGCCGTCAGTATCAGCATGACCATTCTTCTGTTCCATATCTTTTTTACCACTACGGTTTAACTGTACCGCAGTTATCAATATTTTCTTTTGTTCACGAGCAAAACGTTTTAAATCAAGTGCAATCGCACCTAAATCATCACGAACAACGCCTGTAGGGGTATTAGAACTCATGATACCAAGATAATCAACAATAACACAATTGTAAATTACTCCTGTTTTTTTCTCAATTTCCTCAGTTTTAGAGGCGATAAATGCAGGTGTGACACTCTGAGGACAATCGACAATATATACAGAACCGACTTTATTACCGAATAAATCTTCTTGTTTTGCCAAGCAATTAATATATTTCTCGAAAACTTTTTCTTCTTCCTCAGTCAAGCTACCGCTTTTTAAACCTTTACTGCTAACCAAAGCCGCTCTTGCGTCCCAACGACGTTCATACTGCTCTTTATCAATTTCCAAAGAATAGAATAGAACATTAAATCCCTGCTTCCAAAGAGCATGTCCTAAATTTAGAAGCATTACAGATTTACCGTCACCTTTACGACCACAAACAATATTTTCAGAACCATAGCCCCAACCAACAATTGATTCATCAATATGTTTAAATCCTGTTTTAACAAGATTTGCGTCTTCGGGATGTTCCTTCAAATGTTTATACTTAGCCAAACGGTCTTGAGAATCACCTTCTACAGTACCTTCTTTTTCCACGTCATAATCTGTACTGTTAATGTCAACCAAAACTTTTTGTACAGTATTCTGCAGTTCTACTAAATCGTCCTCGGAACAAATATTAGGATTAACATTAATAACTTTCTCAGCTATAGACAACATTTTTCTACGTTTGTAGTCTTCTATAATTTGTTCCTGTACCGCTTCAAAATTAGCTTCGTCAGTTACAGTCATAGATTTGGCACTAGAAACCAATGTCTGTAAACGAATAATCTCGTCCTCACTAAGATTTCTCTTACGAAACTGTTGTTCTAATGTAGCGTCGTCAATAACGCCACGGTATTTATTATAAAAACCTACAATTAATCCGTACAGATTTTTGGTTTCTGTTAAATAACTCCTGTTTATTCGAGCAAGAGCTTTTGCAATATATGATTTATCAGAAAAAAGATAAGCCAAAAATCTTTTCTCTGCTTCTAATGCATTATTTGCCACAATTCCCCCACCTTTTAAAATTCAAAATCGTCTTCGTCTGTTAATGCTTTAGTTTCTTTCTTAACTCTATAATTGTCGCCTGAGAAATATACGCAAATATTATTCTGAGTAAGAAAATCCTTAATATCCTTATTATATTCTGAACCAACCTCGTCCAAATTATAATTTGTGGACACAATTGTAGGTAAAGAAGCATTGTCACGTTTACGCAAAATCATTTCCAAAGTTCTTTGTGCAAACTGATTTTCATTTCTGCCCGATTCATTACCAAGATTATCAATAATAAGCAAATCTGTTTTGTACAGAAGTGAATTTAAAATATTTTTATCTTCCTTATCAAACTGTTTCTTAATAATATCCTCGAACATCATGAACCCAACAACGAAACAATTACGTCTGTCTCCTGTATCGGGATTTATTTTACTAGCAATTTCTTTTGCTAGGATACATTCAATCGTTGTCTTGCCCCTACCTTGTGGGCCAAATAAAAACAAACCTTTACCTTCATCATAATAATCTATAAAGTTGTCAACATAATCTTTAATATCATTATAATAAGGTTTATCTTCAAGCATAGTCATATTCCATTTAGGATTTAAAAACTTCAATGGAACACCGTAATCTACCAACCTTACACATGCTTCTATATCTTTTTTACAACTACAAGGAAAAGACGTACTATCTCCATGCTCGTCAGTCTTGACAACAAATCCCTTGCCATGACATTTCGGACACTTCTCCATAATACGTCTTCTCAGTTTTTGTCGTTCTAATTCTAATTCTTCTTTATTTAATAACATTTTCTCGTCTCACTCTCCTTTGTCTTTAGTATATTCAGACAAGGGTAAAACTGTAAAAATCAAAACGACCAATATTCAATTAATACAAACCATAATCTGCAAGCCAATTATGATATTTATTCATTACCTCACGATATTTATTTGCCTTGGCTTCGTCCCCAATAATCTGCTTGCCCAATTTATTAAATCGGCTATTACGACGATTGTTATATACTTCGCCATAAGCAATCATTTCGTCGTCCATTGGCAAATTAATTTTAAACGCCCATTCAAAATAATTGTAATTTTCGTTAAAATCACCATTCATAAATTTTTGTTTAAGAATGGCAATGCACTTCGGGCGAATTTCCGTATTAACCTTATCAACAGTCAATTTGCCGTTCACAATTTCCTGAATATTTTCATTAATTTCTCTTTCCTCAGAATAATTATGTACAGGGTCATCGTTCTTTTTGGCTTGATTAGCATACTTAGCAACTTTGCTATCAAACCAAAGTAAAACTTGTACCTTTTCTTTAATCATGCCATTAAGAACATTTTTTACTTGTTCTATAGTAAGATTATTTGCAAGCATAGAGGATTTAATACAATTATATTCCTTCATAAAAGATTTAAAGCTAGGCTTTAATCCAATTTTATTATAAAAATAACCTATTAAATATGGAATTGTATCAGGTTCATTCCTCTGCTTGCAAATCTCAACAAATTCCATTGCTTCGTCAATTTTATAATTAAGGTTGACAAGTTTATATCCCATTTTTGCCATATACTTAATTACTTTATGAGCTACATCGGGCTGTAAATTATATTTGGTATACAACCCTTTAACAATCTGTATCTCAATCATAAAATTGTAGCACTTTGTTTGAACAAGATTATGATATTCTTCTACTAAAGCTTTTGGTCTGTCGTTAACATTCAAAGACTCCATTTTGTCTTTTTCAAGACGCTTGCGAATATCTCTTTCTTCTTGAAGTTCAGCCAACCGTTTTAAGTCAGCTTCGTGACGAGCAAGTTTACGCTGTTCTATCGCTTGCCGTTTAGCGTAGTCACGTTCCTCTTTTTCTTTGCGAACATCTGTACGAATTTTCTCTAACAAATTACCTTTGTTCACACAAGAAAATTCTTCCGTTGCATTGTCAAAATAAGATTGATATTTTTCCACATAAGAATTAAGGTCTTTGCATTTTATATGTAACTGTTCATATACATATGCCAACAACTGATGTTTACAATCAGTCGATTTTACTATATGGTTTTTCATCACAATTGCAGATTTAAATTCTTGCCCACACAATCTGCAAGTAGAATCATTATTCTGACCCATACATATTCTCCCTTCCTCAAATTTTATGTATCGGGATTTACTACAAACTTTCTAATATCCCACAATGGTTCTGTTTCATAATATTTCTGTCTTGTTCTCGAATGTCGTCTCAACATTGGAGTGTAATCAATAAAATCAAACACAATAGCTTTCTCTTTACCCTCTGCAAGTCTTAAAACACGACCTACTCTTTGGAAAGCTCTTGTAGAAGATTTTCCCCCACCTGCAAGAATTAACGTATCGAGAATTGGCAAATCCAAACCTTCATCTGCAATAGTAGAAGCAATAAGACAACGACAAATACCTTGCTTTACAGCTTCAAATACTGCAGTTCTACGCAAAGCGTCGTCATTACCTGACAACATTTCAACATTACGAACTCTTACAGTAGTTTCTTTACCATTCTTTGGATTAATTACTCTGATAGGAGTAACTTCTTCACCCAAACGGTCAAGCAACTGTTTCTGCATTTCTTCACCATGTTTAATCGTCTTAAACAAAATTAAGATATGCTTATTACGAATATACATCTGCTCAGTAATTTTGTAAATGATACGATTTCTATAGTCATTATTGACAATAGCTTGATTATAAATATCATTATAATTTTTACCCTTAAACACTTGCTTAATTGGCACAAAACAAATATCAGGTTTAACCAAATAACCCAACTCAATGAGCTTACTAGCATTAATGTTGGTTTCATTATGACGCTTTGCCAAGCAAGCCTCAATAAGCATTTCATCTCCTGCGTCTCTCCAAGGAGTTGCAGAAACACCAACCCTGTAATATGCCTGTGTACATTGATTTGCTACTTCGGTGCAAGTCGCTGCTGGAACATGATGACACTCATCAAACAAAATCATTTTTGCTTTCTCAACATACTCTTGCTCCGCAGACTGTAAAGAAATAACCGTAATATCTTTGTATTCCTTTAACCCGTCACCAACAATACCGACTTCAACGCCAAGGAACTTTTCAATTTCCTGTTTCAACTGCATACACAAACCGATTTTATCAGCAAAAATACATACAGGTTTAACATTAAATTTGGCAATTGTAGCTGCCATCATTAATGTTTTTCCCGCCCCTGTCGCCGCTTGAATTACTTCTCGCTCACGACAATTATCAACGATTTCCTGCTGATATGGTCTTAACTTTAACGGAATAGTTTTCTCGTCATCAATAAATTCTACCAATTTAAAATCAGCATTGCTCTCAGGTTTTACTCGATTATCATTAAGCACATACTCCAAATCATTATTTTCCAAGAACTCAATTACATAATCCAACAAACCTGCATAAGTTTTTTTGGTTTTACGGTTATACAAGTGTCTATACCGAACTTCTTGCATACCATATATCTGTATCTGAAAACACAGTATGTTCCAAAGTTTTACTTCGTCTTCTTTTTCCATACCTGTAATTTTCAAATATACATTATCCAAATCTAATTGAATAGACACAAATTTCACCTCAATACAAATCACCCTTAAATTCATAAGGGGTTTTACCAATAGTTCTAGTAGTAGTTTCTATATTTACCACAGAATCTAAATAATCAATTATCTTTTTTATTTCTTCCCTATTTAAAGTATTACGTTCCCATTTATGCTCATATAAAGCACACAATACGTCACGTAACTGCCGAAGATTATATAGTCTTGTCCCCGACACAATATCTGTCTTTGGTATAATTTTCAAATCTTCCCATTTACGAATTGTAGAAGAAGTTTTTCCCAACAGCTTCGCCAATTCTGTAATGGTAATATCTGTATTTGATAAGATTTTATCATAAACTTTCTTTTTAGCTTGTACTAATTTTTCTTCGTCACTTAGCTTTCTTCTTGGCATAACAATTCCTCTCTTAATCATACAAATGAGCCAAGAGGTATTCTTGGCTCATTCTTGTACCTTTTAAAAGAACTTCTTGCATTCTTCAAAGTAATCATTAAAGGCTTTCTGATACTTGTCAATATCCTCTACAGTATTGAGCTGAAGCATCATACCATTACGGGTAGGACCATCATAGGTATCGGTGTGAGTGAACTCACGAACACTTGCACGAAGAAGCCCGCTCTTTTTGTTTTCAAGCAGAGAGAACTTAATCTCCTTAGTATCGCCGTTCTTGATTACATTTTCATATAATGCGTTGTTGTTGTCCTGAAAAGCCATTTTTTGTTTCCTCCTCAAAAATTAATAAGTGCAGAGAATTTTTTCTCCACACTTATTATATCAAATTCTTATTTCTTAGTCAATTAGTACCTTAAAATTTTTTATCGAATACTTGTTGGGCGACCTTCTATACGATATAAATCACCATACTCAGGATGTAAATTGTTTGTAATGGTGTCCACTTTATCATAATTACCAACAATAAACACCATTAGCTCACCTGTTTCAGTCACTACAATACAATATGCACCAAGATATTTCTTAATCTGATTTACACAATCAGAGAAATACATATTGAAATCTACATTGTCAAACTTAATCTTACCGTCCTGATAATTACTACAATTTTTTCTTACTTTATATTCAGTAATAAGATTGCAGAAGTCTACACCGTCTTTTAAAGCATATTCATTGATAAATACCAATTTTTTATTAATATCTGCCAATGCACCGCCCATAGTGTTTTGAACATATTGCAAAACAATATCTTCATTATCTACAACATAACCTTCAGACAACCCGCCTGGTAGATTATTAACAATATTCAACTTAATTGCTTCACTAGGGTCTTTACCTGTACCCAATGTAGAAATAAAGTATCTCCAATCAGTGATACGTTTTACTGTCTGAGTGCTACTATCCATTACGCCCTGATAAGGAATGTAATTGTACCAAATAGATAACAATTCATCCTTCAAAGGCTGATATGTTGTCATAATTGGTATTTCGATTGTATATCCTTCAGGCAAAATTGTACCCAAATTAATTGTAATAAATGGAGTACCAAAACCTGTTACAGTAACTTCACGAGTATTAAATCTATGTCTATCCTCGTCTACCTCACCGTACTCATTATAGAAAACCATAGTATCTTCATAGCATTGGAAATGTTTTTCGCCTTGCTTATCCACAAAAGTAAATGCAGATACCAAAATACCACCATGCATAACCTCGTCAGAATTAGACATACAAGGAACAGTAAACGTACTATTTTTACCGTCTGTACTAATCTGCAAAACTTTACATTGACACATATTAGTCATAATGGTTTTTGAATTTAAATCATAGTCAAATGAGAAACCTGCTGTTGCCAATTCAAAAGTAATTGTTTCGCCAACCAAAAGAGGTTCTTTCAAATGTACAGTAATATACTGTTCAGGTTCGTCAGGAATTTCAGAAGGAGTACGATATACTTTGTCGATTTCTCCAATAGAGCTACAACCAACAACACCGATAACCTGATAACCATACAATTCCATAGGAATTTGATACTCAATTGTACCATTACCCGACATATTATAATAAAGAAGTCTAGCATAGCACTGATTTTCAGTACGTACCTTATTGGACACGTCGTATGCCTTATCTTCCTCACCGTTTACCTTACGTGGTTTTAACAGGTTAACTTGTCGTGGATAATCACCTTCAGCATTAAATGATACCTCTTGTGCAATATTCAGCTTGTAATCAAAATTAACAGCCTCGTCGTCATACTTCATCCAAGCAGCATTCAAGATTTCAGTTGGTATATCTTGTCCACCACAACCTGCATTTAGTTCCAAAGTAAATTCAACAATAATCTTTCTAATAGAAGAAAATGCTGTCGTAAAGATAATCTTTGCTTCTGTACCACGATTTTCTACAGAATAATTAGACAATGTGTATAACTTATGAGTTTCATAATTATATACCTTATCAATGCTAACAATCTTTTTGTCTGAAGATACAGACAATTCAAAGGTTTTGCCTGTGCTTGTTTCTGCACTAGGGTTTAATTCTGTAGTAACCTGTGTTTGAGTATATGGATTGTCGCCATAATTATTAACATAGCCGTTAAATGAAGGTAACAATAAAGTATCTGAATAAGTAAAATCATAAGGGAGCATTGGGAAAAATGAATTTTTAGCATAGCCATAATCAGTACCTTGCATAGCCAAAATTTCAAAATTCTTATTATATCCAATAAATTGTTCAATTAAGAATCCTTTATCTGTATTACAAGTACCGCCAATAGTTAAATAATTTGCTACCAACTTACACGGAGAAATTTCAGACTGTGCAACAATTTGACCATTAATGTACAAATAAATCATACCATTCAAAGGCATAGGCTTATTTGTCCAAGAAATACGCATATGATAATACTGATGGGATTTCAAAAGTGTTGTTGACAAATTAACAACTGCTTCTGATACGCCACTTTGCAAAATATCATTATAATGAGTAAGGATTAAATTCATTCCTTTTTTCTCAAATTTTAAAATTGGAGTATTAGACGTACTCTTTAAAGTAAAGATTTCCTGATTTACTTCATCGTCACTGCCGTTCCAAAATGGCATAAAATAGAAATCTATTGTACCATTATCTCTATTCATTAACGGAGCATCTACGTCTTTACGAATGTTATATGTTAATTCCAAACTATTTTTAATTACTGCACCAAAACCGCAAATGGAATCTTGATATTCTACTTGTGGGTGTTCATTAATAATAGGGTCGCCATTATAACTACCTACCACAGGCAAAACGCTCTTTTCAAAAGGAATTACAAGCGTTGCATTTTCTACCTCTTGATATGGCATCATTTTGTTACCAAACTGAACTCTACGCATTTGCTTAGTTTGTTTTGTCTGTAAAGTGTTTGAAAACAACTTGCGTACAGTATCGTCAGCAAATGAATTCTCATTATAATCCGCAAATTGTACAGATTTTCTTAAATCCATTACGTCGTTTACATCAATAACGTCATAAGCTAATCTGTCAGGTCTAAATCCACCAAGCAAATCACCTTTTAACGAACTATTGTTTGCAATAATCATTTCATTATAAGAAGAAGAACCGTTGAAATTCTCCAAGCTGTATTTAGTCTTATTACGTCTACGAATTCTAAACATAGGCAAAGCATAAACATACTTACCATATAAAGTAGACGAATCTATTTCATAGGTTGGTCTTCCCGCTACATACAAATTCTTGTCGTAATGGAATGGTTCAGCTCTAAATAAATCATTTGTAGCTTCACAGAAACTAATATTTACATTGTCTTCGCTACCAAGCTGACCATTAGCCTTTGCAAATACATGTGAATAATGGAAAATATCTTGGTAGCCCAAACCTTCGGGATATAAAGGGAAATTACATTCACTCTTTGCTCGTACAGTCCAACACAATGAAATACGTCTTGAAGTTTCTTCTCCAACACGGTCATCTTTTGCAGGAGTACCAATTACGTCACCATCAACATAACCATATTTTAATGCAGAATCAGTACCTTTAGTCGTTTCAAACCAAACTTCCAAATATACCAAAGTATCATTCAAAGAATTTTTGGTTGTTTCTCCCAAATCTACCAAAATATAATTATCTATCTTATTATAAGTAAAATTGCCTTGACCATTTACTTCATAACCTGCAATATTAGCTCTAAACGGAGCAATAGCGATTTTATTAACTAAAGTCAAACCATTCTCAGTTGGATTATAGATAATTGGTTCTCCTTGGAATTCTTTTTGGACTATCTCAGTAAATCCGCTATATATATGTTTTCTAATCAAATCAATTCGTGCATTTTCCTGTAACTCTTGAATTTCATTCAATTCAGTTTCAAGTATCGGATTATCATGACCGAACTGCACTCTTTGATAACTAGACCGTTTATCATAATTTGAAAAACGTTCAAATTTATCCACGAGGATTCCTCCTTTTTTTTCTTCTAAATATAACATATAACTGTTGCCACAAAAAATCCCCACACAAAAAGAAATCTAATTTTACGTTATATAAATTTTTCTACATTATATTATATTAATGAATTTAATTTTAAAATAAGGAAGGTTACATATATGGCTCAACAATTATATTTAAAAGTTTTTTTAACCAACCTTGGTAAATACAACGAAGGTGAATTGGTTGGTAATTGGGTAGATGTAGAGGACGCTGATTGGGACGAAGAACTTAAAAAAATCGGTATCTCTGACGAACCCGACAAAGACGGAAATATTTACGAAGAATATTTTATTACAGATTATGAAACTAATATTGAAGGTCTTGCTTCTGAGTTAGGCGAATATCCTAGTCTTGATTTATTAGCTGAAATTGGTGATAATTTATCAGATATTAACAGAGACGACCCTAACAAATTTGAAGCTGTTGTTGAAAGCGGTTTTGCGGGTTCTATTAAAGACGCAATCGCAAATTATGATGATTATTTTTATATTGACGACGTACATTCAGACAGCGATTTAGGGTATGCTTATTTTCATGACATTTTAGGTGACGACATTTCACAAGTTGCTAATGCAGATAATTACTTTGATTATGAAGCTTATGGTCGTGACGTTGCACTTGAAAGCCCTGATTATATTGACGAAATGTATGGTGAAGATGACGCACCTGACGATTACACCATTGGTAGTGATTTGGTTGACAGCATTGGCGGTTTAGAATATTTATCCAAAGACGCTAAAGAACAATATTTCGATTTTGACCAATTCGGCAGAGATTTGTCTTTTGACGGTACATTTGCAGGCAATGGGTTTTTATTCAATCAATAATTAAAAGAGTCCGTTTAAACGGACTCTTTTTTGTTTAACACTTTATATATTCTTTTAGCAGTTTCAATAGCATAGGGCTGAAAAATACTTCTGCCCGCTCTTTCATACAACGCAGAATTAGACAATCCCGTATTAATCATAGCGTCTATATCTGCTTCTTTGATACCTTGCAATCTAAAAACTTCCCGTGGGGTTAATTTTCTCAACTTACCATATTGAACAACCAATGGCACATTGTTACCACCCGTACCCATTGAGGCTGTTAAGGTTGGTACATATCCATCAAATCTCCTAAAATAGCCACGTCTGTATTGAAAGATAGATGTTTCTGTATCATACGTGTAACTTGTTGGTCTGAGAGGAAAAATGTTCTCGGTGGGTTTTTCTCTAAGATGTCCGACAATGAATACCCTTTCTCTGATGATGGGGTAGCCAAAATCTTTTGCGTTTGGACAATGCCATTCGACATCGTACCCCAATTCGTCCAACTTCCTGAGTATTGTTCTAAAGGAGTTTCCTTTATCATGATTTAACAATCCTTTCACATTTTCAAACCAAAACATTCTTGGTTTTTTTATTTCTAACATTTTCGCTAGTTCCCAAAACATTTGCCCACGGGGGTCTGTGGATTCAAAGCCCATTCTGTCACCAGCAATAGAAAACTTGGCACAATTATGAGCAATACAATTATTAGCAACAAAAGAATGATTTTCCTCTACAGTAATATCATAAACAAGTTCTCGAACATTGGCTTTTTCAACTTTCTTTATTGGAAACCAAATATATCCATTTTCATAAAAAGCCTTGTCTTGGGAACTTATTTCTTTTTTAAATTCTACAATATAAAAAGGACGGCAATTAACGGTTCTACCCTCAATAACACGGGTTTTTGCATTGTTTCTAAAATAAATAGACGTTGGACGACGATAAACTTTCGCAACAACCTGCGAAAAAGTATACGCTAATTTTTGACTAATTGTAGTAATACGATATTTTTTTTGTTTTGTAAAATAACCGTCACTATCAAGATACCCCTCAATAATTTTAGATAAATATTTAGGGCTTAAATCAATAAACTCTTGTGGTATAAATTTATTTTCTGCACCTTTACCCATTTTTGCAAAAAAATTAGCCATTTCAACGTTCGAGAAAATATATTTATTAACAGTTTTTTCTTCAACTTTAGTATAATGATATTTTTCCCCAATAATCGTTTCAAACTTGTCGGCTTTGTGTTTACCACAGCAAACAATTACTCCACCAACACCTGTGCTACGGTCTTTACGTGCTCTAATCCAACCGTCTCCCAAATATCTACCTGCCAAATACCAAATAGTTTCTTCAGATAAATCAATATTAGTATATTCCGAAGTACATGGCTCATTATTTTTATCATTAACGGGGAAACCCATATAATATTCTTTTGTTAAATTTTTACATTCAACCCACGTCGGATTCGTAAACTTACGAACATTTTTATGCCCTTCTCTATATTTTTTTCTAACATAAAAAAGATGATTTTCTGTAGTTCTTAACCCCGCAGTAGCCATAGCATCAACGTCCCAAATTTCCTTTTCGCCTTGCTCTAATATTGCGGAAACTGCTTTATATGTTCCGTCATGTGTAAGAACCTTATCACCATTTTTAATGTCTTTTATTGCAACCAACCCATCGTCTGTAATTACCAAAGTATCTCCTGTAAAGCAAGGAAATCCCCCGCAAAGCAAATCCATATCAGGCAATGTATTATAATCAAATGTTCTTATATCGTCAGGGAAAGGCTCGTCACCATGTATTGCTTTATAACAAATCTGAGCGTCTTTATTATAATCAGAACTAAACACACATTCTGAATCCACATGGTTCAATGCCATTCTAAATCCACCAATGCCACAGAACATATCTGCATATTTTATAGTCATTAATAACCTTCCTTTATAGCTACTATTCCTTCAAAATTCAAACAACGCCAAAAAGTTTCTATTTGTTTAAATCCTGCTTGTTTTAACAAATCCACATTCCAAGCAGAAGTACAAGGAACTAATACACCTTCCAACGATTTTTTCTTTCTATCAATAGACTCATAACTATAACCATTTGCATTTTTAATAGAATAGTACGAATCCACTAACAAATTGTTTATGACAGAATTAGAACCCATAACTTTTTCTACAAATATAAACATACCATTTGGTAACAAGGAATTATATATATCTGTTAAAATCTCTTGTCTGTATTCCATAGGCACAAACTGCAAAGTGAGTATAGACGTAATATAATTCATTTTGGTAAAATTAGGAACATTCTTCAACCCGTCTCTTACGTCAAAACAACATATGCAAGTGTTAGGTCTGTCTGCAAACTTACTTTTAGCTTTATCAATCATAGGCTCGCTAATATCAATACCATATAAATTAATAGGCTCATTTGCAAACAATTCCATATTTATTCCATTAGAACAACCTATATCGAGCAAGCTGTAATTTTGATTACAGTTTATTTTCATATCTTTTGTAACCAATAATCTAGTCAAATCTCTCATTCTATGATAATCGGGAATTGACCGTTCAAGCATATTCTCAAAGCACTCAGCTACTTCTTGATTAAATTCCCATTTACCTTTTGGCACTACATTGTCTAACATTTGCTACCCACCTTTTTTTTTGTTTATATTATATTTTTTTGCCCACTAAATTGTAAAAGCCCTATATTACTATAGGGCTTTTTTGTTATTTATTGTTATATACAAATCATATTGATAATAATCTCGCATGATAAAAAGATATTGTTTTTGATTATATATGCCTCGACCTTTATGTGTTAATACTCTGTTTTTTCTATTAGGTATCTTAAGCCATTGTTTTAAAAAATACTCATACGACGACAACACTTCTACATGATTTTCACCGAAAGGATTTCCCGTCGAAACCATACCAAACCAACTATTATGAAATTTATCATAATCGGGTTCATAATTATCATAATCTTCTTTGGTCATATTATCAAAAAAACCTTCTATTTCAGAATTTTTATCATAATCATAATATTTAAAGAATAATGCTATTTGATTATTTCTCAATTCTTTTAAAACTTGACGGGTTATGTTATGTGCAATTATCCACTTTTCGTCAAACAATTCTTGATACAATCGTTTTTCTTCTTCTATAGTAAAATTTATTAACATTCATTTAACCTCGCCCACAATTTCAAAATTTTGCGTTATTTTTATAATTTTATAAGGAGCATATGCGGGTTGGTCAAACTTTGCAAATTCCACCGCTTCTTTATAAGTATCAAAATATATAATGCTTATGTGTCCCATTTTATTCATAGTACAATAATTTATTTTTTCTTTTAAATTTTCTTCCATATTTAATCCCTCCTTTTATATTTATTATATAAAAAAAGAGGCTTTTTAAAAAGCCTCTTTTTTTTGTTATTCGTTAAGTGCTTTATTTACTGCTTCTTCAGCCCATTTTTTACGGTAGCTTCGTCATATTTATCATATATCAAATTTATAACTAAAATGACAACATCTATATTAGAAGGTTAATTTCCAAACAATTGTTAAACGAGATTGGTCAATTTTATTCCAAACTTTAACCGTCTTATAATTGAAAAGTACTCCGCTATCTTTACCTTCTCCTGCATTCCAATCCTGTGCGTCGCCACCATACAAACCCATTTCTGTTATGGGCCCGTTACCTTCATTCTCATAGAATGTAGTAGTAATCTTCAAAATATTTGTCAAAGAAGAAGTCTCGTTACCTGCAGCGTCAACAAAACACCAAGAAGTAAAAGGTTTACGATAAAACTCACCTACAAGCTTAGTAGTGGTAAGTGTCTCAGAAGGTGGGTCTTGCAAATCCCACTGAGTGGTATCTACATTATTAGTCCTTTCATCGTAAGGTTTATCAGGGTCTTGAAGTACACCTACACCCAAAGCCAAATACTGCAAACCACGGTCTAAAAAGTTACCTTGGAAAGCGGGGTCAGTAGCACCCGTAATAGCACCTGGAGCCATTCTCGCTGCCATTAATTTAGAGGCACTATCTACAATCAAGTTCTGAATAGTTTCAGATTTAATCAGCTTACCACCAACGAGCTTACCATTAATAAACTCACCGCCCTGATGTTCATAAAAAGTAATCTGACCTTTTATATTTTTTGTATCAATAATTTCTTGAAAATTCATTTATTAAATCCCCTTTATTCTTTTTCTCGAACCACAATTAAAGGTTCAATAAATTCCATTTTAACAGACAATGTATCATAGTAATCATCAACAGGAACGTCATTAAACACAAGGCACTGTACTGTAGCACCTGCGTCACCTGTATTATATACGGTAAAAATTTCATCCTCGTCAACGTCAGCATAAATATCACCAATGCTACCCTGTTCAATATTCATTGCAGAAGTTACAATTGGTGTACCCAAAGACAAACGATAACGTTCGCCAAATTCAGTAGAAGAAACCTGAACACCATTCTGACCGTCAAGTGTTACATTCATATAATTGATATTCTTCCAAGTTTCAGAATACATATCAATTACAACCCACTGAAATTTATTGCCTGTGGTTGAAACAATATTGCTATACCCGTCGGTTTTTAAACCTGTATTATATACATACATTTGGTCTTCTACAAATTTAACAAAAATTTCACCATTACGACCTTCTGTATTATCAATAGCAGTTACTTGTACAAAATATCTATCGTCATCAAGTGTAAATGGAAGGGTAATTGCTGTACCGTCCATGCCACTAAATACACCTTCACCGCTAAATACTGTTTCATTATCCACAGCAATAGCTTCAAAATTCATACGAAGTCCTTTAGCACCTGTATTATATACACGGAATTTATCTGAGAATTTATTGATATAATAATCACCCATTGTACCTTTATCTTCCCAATCATAATCAATACAAGTAGAAAGTACACAATAGTCGTGATTTTTAAGTTTCCTACCAACATAATATTTATTATGCTTGTGATAAGCAATTTTCTTATCTTCATCCAATGGGTCAATCATTCCACCCGAGGTTGTACCCCACTGATGGAACATTTCTACGCCATAGATTTCTTTATCATAAATGGACGGCATATCAGAATCAAGATTACGCATAATATTACGCATATTCTCCCAATCATATGCCAAACGATAAATTTTATTACGAAGAATTGTTTGGTCTTGATAATATTCTTCCAAACGGGTATAGATTTTATCATACTGAGCTTCACTCATTGTAGCCAAATGACGCAAATCTTTAATATTATCCTCATAAATAATATTAGAATACTTAGCGTCAGGTCTATCGGCTGTTGGAGTAACTTCTTCACTCACATAATCTATACCGCCCATTGGATTGTACTTAGGGTCATAACCACTATTGTTATAACGTAAAATATTAAATAAAGGAATAGCATATACATAACCATCAATAGTATGAATACGCTGATTATTAACAAGTCCTTCACCTGCAATAAACAAGTAAGGGTCATAATCTACAGGCTTGAAATAATAATTATCTGTACGATAACCTGTTTGTGCTAATGGATGAATTTTTTCATTTGGTTCGCCATTAGGTTTAATGAACCCGTTTTCACACCAATCGTCATAGTCCTCATAATGTGAAATTGTCCACTGTAACTGAACTCTACGAGAAGTTTCTGCATTAATTCTCTCGTCCATAATATTAAATTCCATAGAAGAATTTGCGTCATAACCATACTTAGGAATTGCGTCATTTTGCTTCAATTCAGCAAACCAAAATTCAATAAATACGAAATCATGACGGAAACCACCAATTGGAGGATTCGGCAATCTTACAGGAATATTAATATGGTCAGGTTCAGTATTTCTGTAATACTGATGATGAGTTAAATAACCATTACATACTGTTTTGAATGGTGGTAACTCAAACCCATTTAAATGTTCTTTGTCATTGTTTATAATCTTAAAGCACTTTTTCAAGTTGCTTTCAGTATCAATTGTTAAGACACCGCTTTTTGTAATTTCTCGCAATGTTTTAGCCGCGTTCTCAACTTGAATCCACTGTTTTTCATTGGTTTCTCGTTCAGTAACGTAAGCGTCTGTACCAACATTCAATGCGACAAAATGAGTGTCGTCTTTAAAAGAACCCTTAATAGGTTGCATAAATGTTGGGTTGTAATCTACTAATGGACTACTTGGCATTAACAATTCAGTCCTTTCTATATTTTCTTCTACCTAAATAATATTGTGACACAAGGAAATTATCGCTTTATTTCAACAAAACTTGGTAAGCATACACAATATTATCGTGATTTACCTTATTTTTAATTTTGACATATAACTTGTCAATACCGTCGTCAACAATTTTATTATTTTTCTTAGCTTTAACAAAATGTTCACCATCATAAGAGAACATATATTCTACGTCATCTCTGCTATCTACACGAATAGCAAATTCCTTGTTGTCACCAATTTTAATTGGTGTGGTTACAACATAACTATCTTTTAGTAATCTAATCTCACTATCATTTGCCTGTACATTCAAACTCTTATCAAAATCAACGAAATCAACAAGATTAAATTCATACATCATACAATCATTATATTTTTCGTGTTCAAGCATATAACGTTGCTTATGTTTCATAACATCAATCTTATTAAATTTATCAGGATAGTGCATAAAATCAACAGTATCATGAACTGTAATTTTTTTTGTTAAAGGCTTTGCGTCTCTTTTGTCTGTAGTTGGCATACCATGTTTATCTACATACCATTTTAGACCACCTTTGTTTTCGTCTACCCAATATTCTTCTTCTATATCTTTGGTAAGCATAGACACGTCGTCTACACGTATGCCCGTAGTGAACGGTTTTACCCGTTCACTATATCCACAAGCATAATCGTTACCTTCTTCAAACAATACATACATTATATTGTCACTCGCTTTCTTGTCGCAATACCGTAATGTCACCTGTAGTTTCGTCAACAGAATACATTGTTATACTACATTCTTCTGTAGGGCGAGAAAAATCTTCTTCCATGACAGGAAGCTTTGCTTCAATATTTAAATCTTCTTTTACAGGATTTATTTTATCTTCAAAACTATTTTCTTGTTCAATTAACACGTCGTCATGTAACCTATTACGAATACCATACACATGATGATTTGTAATCCGTTGTTGTCTGCGTCTAGGAGTGTCCGTATATGTTATCATAGTACGACTATAATAAGGAACAAGACCAAACTTCAATTCCTCAAATTCGGTTTCGTAGTTTATAGAAAAATCTTCTTCTTTTGCCTTATCATAAGTTTCTTCAAAGAAAGTTTTCCATTCAAAATATATCAATTCTTCTCTAGCTTTATCATATTTATCTTCTGCATAATATTCAAATAGCATCCAATATTCGTCATACAAAGCGTATTTAAAGCCTGTTACATAATTATTTAAAGTTCTGTTTTCGTTACCAATTACGTTACCGTCTTTATCATAAATCAACCCGCCGTTAGTTTTTAAAATTCTATTGGTAACAGTAGGTTTCATACCAAACTTACTCTCAGAAAAATTGTATTGAAAATCATATGACATATCATCCTGAATAGGTAGATTATATGTATCTTCATACCAAGTTTCATACAAAGCTAAAAGTTCTTCTTTAGGTTTTGGTATTATTACATTAAAGTTTTGAACCATGTCCAACCATAAACGGTCATGTAATGTGTATCTAGCTCCAATTGGGAAAGCAGAGTTTGTATCTATACTATGGTTATCCCCGTCAGACTGTAATACCCAATCATAATTGTATGATTTCCAACCATATTTATTACTTTCTTCAAGCTGCATAATATCTATGGTTAAATCATCAGACTCGGAAAAATCTCTACCATAGCGTTCTTTATACCACTCACGATAATCTTCTTCACCAACAAGAACAATCATAATAACAGGCAAAGTATGAGCAGGTTTTACAAAGTTAACAGCCTCTTTAACTTCATCATAAACCTCTGCCAAACCTTGGGTGTCATCCAAACTCTTTTCTACTTCAATAGTAAATTTATATTGATTGTCCCAATTTATATCTTGTGACAAACCATAATGTTCATAATCCTTAAACATTTCATATACAGTAACTTCAAATCCTGTATATCTTCTAATAGCTTTCTGAATAGAATTCTTGTTTGCACCGTGGAATATACCTTCCATGATACCTGAAACAGCCTCTCGATATTGTTCTTCAGACCACTTTTTCTTCCATTTTAATCCGATTAACGCACCGAAATTATTATAAATAGCGTCACCATGAGCAGTTTTTAAGAACCCGTTTTCTTCTAATATTTTAAATTCATACCTCATATCGCCAAATTCCATAGCGATACCACGAATTAAATTATAGAAGTTTGTATCAAATACTTCTTTGTTATAATCATCAGGTAAATGTTCTAACCAAGTCTTTACATAAGTTTCATAAAAGTTCAACCTTAACGCAATTTCGTCAGCTAATTGTTCATTTGTTTTGGTATTAACAACCAAATTTTCCTCAACTATAACAAAGTCATAATTCTTAAAGTAAACGTCGGTTGGATTATCTAAAGTTGCCTTTGTACCATTAGGAACATAAACTGTTCTGCTAATTGCAGGTTTTAAAGTAACCTTTGTAAAACTTTTATTTCCTGTAGCAATAATACGTTCGTTTGCAGGAAAGACTACAGTTAAAATTTTATCTTGTGCGTCATTAATAAACATAACGCTTAGAATTTCAGAAGTATAATCATAAGGTCGTTTAGCTTTAATCATAAGCTCATCACGACAAACAGTATTATAACCTTCTAATTTATTTAACAAGAAATTAAATTGCTGATATGAAGGTTTTCTATCATTGCCCAAATAATAATAAAGCAAACCATATACATTCTTCTTGGCATTACCGTCAAGAGGATTATAGAATTCGTCTACAAGCTGATTTTTAAATGGAATTACATCCACAATAAAATCACTCATATATTCTTTAATATCACGATACGCTTGTAATTCCAAATCCTGTTTGCTAGTTTTATCAGCAAAGTGACCTTGTTTGGTTGACATAAACGGAATATCTAAATTTAAACCATTACGCTGTGCTTGTGTCTGTAAACCTTGTTTTAATTTAGTTATTACAAGCGGGAATGTAGAATATTTAAATACGCCTGTACTACTATCTCCCTGAAATGCAAAAAAATCTATATAAGGAAGAAAACCACATGCTTCTGTAGCGTCATATTTTACGTCTGTGCCATATAATTCACCTGTTGCTTCCGCAAGCCAACCTGTATGAAACACTTCATTATCTTCATTGACATAAGCAGAATCAACATATTCATTGATGGCTTCAAATACACCTGCACCACCAATTTTAATGTCAACATATTTATTATTAACGGTTTGGTAAATATATTTAATTAATTGTACATATACCGCAGGTGGACATTTTTGTAGTCCCGATTCGTCATAACTTTCGGGAACAGTCATAATTTGCCAATATTTGATAAAAGAATATCTATCTATTACCTCGGTGGCAAATTGAGCATATTGCTTGTAATTAAATTCTGTAACAACTGTTGGGAATTCAATTTCAACCATTAAATTTATCTTGTATTTATTTGCACACTCACGATATAAAAATAAACGGTCATTAATGTTCCACAAATCACCATTGACACCCGTATTAGGCAAGTACAGGCTGTTTGTTGCGTCCTTACCTAATGCCAAAGTATCTATTACGGTGTCTATATTCAACCTATCTACATGCAAGAACATATCCTGTACTTTTTGTTCAATAGCTTCAACGCCCAAGTACCCTTTATATTCCCATGTTTGACCTAATAGGTTATCACCATTTTTTAAACAAGTAAAACGTATACCTGTTTTCAATGAAATCCCAACCCTTCATTACAATTCTATTGAGCCACCTGTCGTAACATTAACAATCAAATTTTCCAAATTGAAATATTCGTTTTGTTTTAACTGTATTTGGTCAACGTCGTCTTTACCTTTTTTACACAGTTCAACATTGTTAATATCTACGTGATTTACTCCCGACAATTGTCGTACTATAGTAACTAATTGAGAGTCCTCTATCAAACCGCCCATACGAATAAATGAATTAACATATGTGCTTATCGCTGTTTTAATACTAGCCTTTACAATTTCAGAATTGGCAGTAATGTCACAATTACAATTAATAGTAATTTGCAAATCTATTTTTTTAGCTTGACGTAAAAGTATATCTGCTGTCAAAATTCGTACTGCATTCATTTCTTGTTGTAAATAACCAACCAATGAATTATATGAATACGTAATAATTAACGTATCTCCGTCCTGAATTAATTCTTTGCCTTTGTCAGTAAAATGAATTAAATCTTTAGCCAATACACTACCACCAATGTCCTTACCAAGTTGTGATTTGCTTTGTTCTTCTTCAGAATATGGAGTAGGAACTAAAGCATAATCAGGGTCTTGATAAACTCTCAAATATATTCTATTGTTTTTCTTTACAAACGTTCTACCATTTAACCTTTTATCTACAGCAATTAATTTATATACAGAACCTTGATTAGAACTTGAATTAAAGTAAACTTTTCTAAACATTGGCGTTACGTCATAAGAAGATAAATCTTCGTATTGTGCTAACTTCCAATTCAACGAATAACTCATATTTGCCATTTCGTCAGATAATCTTTGAAGTTCTGCATTTACCTGTTTTCTTAAAACTTCAATTTCTGTAGCGTCAATTACATCCAACGGGTAATAATCTGTATCGTCAAAAGTCTCTGTTACTGAGAAATCCCAAAGAAAATCTCTGTAATATGTTTGTTCAATTTTAGAGCCTGTATAACCATACTCAATAGCATAGTTATCAGCATTTTCATAAACATATCCTGTATTTTTAGAAACAATTGAAGTAACTTTTAATACAGGTTGGTCAGGCAAAACTATATCATGACATGGAATTCCTTCATAACCACCTGTCTGTCCTATACCTGTTTTATAACTAGTCGTAACCTGCATACTAAATGTTTTGGATTGTGGTTTTTGCCCTCTCACCCAAATATCTACCATACCACCACGACCATATGTATACGCACCTGCAGAATTGATAAACCCACCGTCACGGAACATTATATCTTCGCCCGCACCAATAACTACTGCGTCGTTAACGTTATCTTTTTGAATTACCCATTTCAAATAACCATACTTAGTACAAATAGAAGCACCAAGCACAGAAGTCATTATTCTCATTCTCAAAGAAGCGTCATTTTCAGAATCCTTGCCACCTGTAAAAGCCAATGGATTACCAATTGCCACAACACCTTCGATTGTAGAACCATAAGTTTCAGTAATTTCGTTGGCTTTAACATTACCTATAGACCCCATTACTTCGCATTCTACTTCAAGCTCAACATATTTATATCCTGTACCTTCATCTACCAAAGCAGAGTTAAAAATCTGTCTTTGAGTTAAATATGCAGAATCCAAAGTTTTAAAAACAACCTGCTCTCTTGTAGGAGAACCCGAGGTTGCCACTTCAAATCCAACAGGGATATTAATAGCAATCGGCAACATGTCAACTGTTAAATTTGGTCTATTGGATTTTTCTATATAAAAACGTACCCGACCCGTTGCTCTCTCTGCACCGTCACGATATACAAAATAATTAAATCCCAATCTATCTAAATCATATCCTGTAGCAGTTAAAATTGATTGATTTAATTCCATCAATTTCATATCTATATATGTAGCTGCTAACTCGTCAGAAGCAGGAGCTACAAATACGTCAGAGACAAATGTACCTGCCTTAGAGTCTACTCGTGCGTCTCTATCATTAATGTTATCTCTAATTGATTGACGTATTTCGTCATATACTTTTTGTCTAATCAAAAATTGCCACCTGCCTAATTTATAGTAAAATTGTTTGGTCTAACAATTCGTCCGAAGTATTTTTGATTGTTACATTTAAATCATATCCAACAACATAATCTTGAACATTTATACTTTCTACGCCCAACAAAATCTCATCCATAGTCATATTTTTATATTCTTCATGTTCTGTAACCTGTAGCAATCTCAGATATTCCAAAGAAGTCCTTACCATCATTTGTAATTTAGCACTTGTTAAAGCGTCCTGCTTTGAACCAATTAAATCATGTAATTCAGAACCCCACCGTGCAAAGTACGGATTATCACCTTTAACGTCATTAATAATTTTCAAAACTTCTTGTTGTAATTTAATTGTACCTGTTACTAATTTTGCTCTACCTTGCAAATCATAGCTTATATCATAATAATAACCCTTACCCAAACATTTTGGACAACGGTCAGGTATATATTGTTTACCACCTGTATAGTGGTCACATAATGTAAAAATTTTCGCATCTACTGACATATATCTTCTTCCTTTTATTAATTACTGCCTGGGTTTGTATTATCAATACTATTGCGATTTTGAGTAGCACCATTATTACTATAAGAGCCACTTGTATTTACAGAAATGGAATCTTTGCTTATACCCACACTCGATGAACCGCCACTTTGCATATTAACGAAGTTTTCTGTAACAGACAAAGAAGATTGACCTTTCGCTTGCATATACAAGCCGTCTTCTTTAATAATCAATCCCGTTCCATTAACTGTCAAAGAAAGTGTTCCATTATCACCGTCTAAAGTAATTTTTACACGAGAATCTGCATTAGCAGACTTACCACCTGAACTATCATCCAAATCTTGTGCCCCTTGCTGTGCACCCGCAACAATATCTAATTTATTACTCCATTTCCAATGGATATAATTATTTCCCCAACCTTTAATACACACCTCACCTGGGAGCAATGGTGGGGTCATTACCTTAAATGCCTCATTTAAATAACCCAATATAATTGGAAAATTTGCTTTACCAAATCCCACAACTACCTTTGAACCAACAGGTGGAATATAATTAATACCACACCAATTTTTTGCATTTGCAAAAATGAAAGGATATGTTAAAGGTATATTTTGCGTATTGTCAGAATCATATAATTCATTTAACGTTCTATCTTCAGAGGAATAAGAAAGATTTTGATTTGGCTTTCTACCTTCTGCTTTTAATATTCCCGCACCAACATTAAGGTCGTTGAACCGCAAACAAACCTTGCCTGTACTCAAATTTACCACATGCTTTGTTTCAAGTGGGTCTTTTGAGATAGGAGAAGTAATACTTCTTTGTGGGTTTTCAATTGTAGCAATTCTTAGTTGAACAGCAAAATGTTCTTCCAATTTATTATGTTGTTCGTCTAATTTATATGTTGATACCGCAGGAGGTATTGTTCTTGCAATCGGTAACTCAGCCTCTTTTGCCACTTCCATCGAAAAGGCATTAATATCTGGTCCTGCAAAATTTGCCATTTAAAAACCTTCTTTCTACCTAGAACCTCTAAAATTAAAATACCCTAACAGCGTTAGGATATTTTAATTTTTACAAAACATTTTTATCATTAGAACCAAGCAAGGTCTGTTTTGTATTGCTTTTATATTTTGATAAAGAATCAGTAGGTGATTTTATCACATTCTTAAAATCATATTTATTAACATTTGTTACATTATTGTTTGCAAATTTTTGTACAGCATTTGCCATACCGTTACCATTATTAACATTTGACAAACATTCTACAGCACTTTTTAACGGGAACATTGAATTTTGTTGAGCAGTAACTTTATTATTTTTTAACGCCTGTGCCATAATACCATTTGATACAGCATTGCCCAAAGCCATACCCGCAACATTACTAATGATAGAACCAACAGCACCCAATTTGCTTGTCAGTTTTCCAACCAATTGAGTTGTAATAGTTGTTGTAACAGCTTTAGCAATCGTAGCTGTTACTTTGGATTTTGCTATATTCTGTAACATAGAATTTGCTTTCTTTTGTACTGAGCCTAATACAGTATTTTGAATTTGTGTAGGAGAAGTCCCTACCGCACCTGCAGATACACCATTCGCAGAATTAATAACGTCATTTTGTGAGTTATTTGTGCTTATTGTTGTATTTAAAAGCAATCCTTCGGGTGTTCCCGACGCAGGATTAGCAGAATTTGCTTTTCCAATGGCATTTTGCATTTCTTTAGCTGTTTGAGAATATGCATTAATAGTTTGTTTTGCAGTAGAAGTATCTATTGCTGTTGCGTCAGCCATTATTTATCACCTCACAAAATATTCTTACTACCACCAAAGGTAGGAATTTTAACATTAGAACCTAATTTATTATAATTCAATTTATTGGCAAATGGATTAGTATTGGCAGAAAAACTCGTTGGAGTAATACTTTGTGTATTAGTTAATTTTAAAGCTTGTGTTGTTTTTTGTGATTGTGCCCAATCTTTTGCAATATTAAATTCAGCTTGACCACTTGCGTCAGTATTAATCTTTTCAGACTGTTGCCCTGCTGTAACTTCACCCGTTATATTTGTTTTTGGTTCTCCTGAAGCACTCATTTCGTCAACCTTGTCTCTAAGATTAATATTAGTTTGGTTCATTTTGGAAATAATATCTACAATGGTAGTCACGGCTTTTACCGTGACAGCCATTGTAGCAACTTTAGATATAATTCCCATAGCAGGTGTTTGACTTAATTTGCCCGACACCGAACTTAAAAAATTATTAGCAATCAAACCTGCTCCTACACCAAGCAGACCTGATAAACCACTACTCAATGAACTTTTTATATTATCAATTTTACTTTTTTGTTTTGCTACTTGATTTTGTGCAGTTTGTTGAGCTTGTTGTTTTATTTTTTCTGTTTTGGTTGTCGCAGACATTATTACACCTCATATTTAACGTTTACTATTTTTTATAGCAGAAGCGTCTGAAGAAGTTCTTGTTTTTGGTAAATCTGAACTTGACCCATTAGAAGTAAGGTCGGTATTGACAATTACTTTAGTCATGTCCTGTGTACTTATATCCAAAACACCTTTATTTCTTTCCAAGAACTTGTCCATAGCAAAACCGCTATGATTAACATCTTTATACTGTGACATTAACTTACTTACTTTTGACAAATCAACAGGAGTGTCTTTAATTTCATATTCTGAAATAAATGTTTCTCCGCATTTACCATTTTTAAATTCAGAAACGCCCAATGTAGTTGTAGAGTTATCTAAAGGCTTAGAAGATTGCAAATCAGCAATTTTATTTTTAATTTCAACCACATATTGATTACCTGTAGCATCGCTTACCCGCACACCCTGTTTCAAAATATAATCACCTTCGGGGTCTTTATACTTCAAGGTAAAGCTCCCTGAATCTTTCAAATTATCTTTATATCCTTCTACATCATCAGTTTGTGCGACAAAATTATCACCTTCAAGTGTCGTTATATAATGACCACCCTTACGTTCCTGAGTTTTCTTTACATTTTGAGAATCTACCCCATTTTCTTTTAAGAATTGTTTATCTGCGTCAGATAATGCCACTTCTTTCTTTGCCTCATCACCAACATTTTGAGGTTGTGGCAACTGATATTCTTTACCAATATCCAAGAATTGAGGAATTGTTACAGCTTTACCAACATTATCATGAAGAATTTGATTAAACTGCTGATTATTCAATCCTAAAGAATTACCAAACATTTGTGTGTTCAAAGCAACTAACGCATTTGCAAATTCTTCTAACAAACGCTGTTCAAGCGTCTTTTCGTCTTTGTTTGGAGCTATATCAAATGAAGGAGAAGAAAATATCTTCTCAGGTTTTGCATTTGAATAAAACTCATGGTCGTCACCATATTTTAAAGCATGATTATACATTGCTTGACATTTATTCAAATCGTCCACGTCATAAGACAAATCTTCTTCGTCGGGAGCAGAATAAAACGTTTTTAAAGGTAACTCGTCACTTTGTGCTACCCCATATTCACCCTCGCCAATTTTTTGTCCATATGCATTTCTTACAAAGAACCAACGACCTTTACAATAATCAAAGATATAATACTTATAACTATATTCAACCTTACCTCTATTTTTGTTTTTGGAATTCATTTCATACATTGTTCCTTCAATAATAGAAGTATACTTTGTCCAACCTTTTTGTTTCGCTGATTGGAATATTTGTTTCTCAGTTTCGTCTTTTGGAGTATAACCTTTACCGCTAATAATATTATCTACCATATATGGGTCGTCTTGTGCTTTTTCGTCCTCTATATCAGTAGTATGAGCAGTAGGAATTTTAAACAACTGATATTCTGCTTGTGCAATACTTGTCAAAGTATCTGTTGGAGTAATAGTATGTTGCTTAGTTACACCCTTGTATTTTTTTACAATGTGTGCAATTCTACCAATATCAGAACAAAAACCCAAATTGGGGTCAAAATATGTTTTATACAACAGTAACATTGCGTCAATCGCAGAAGGTTTACCCATCATACGTCCGCAGGTCAATGTCAATGTCATTGTACTTTCTTTAGAAGTACCAATGCTACGAGATACCTGTTCAACATAATATATTGATTGAGCGTCTGTATGCTGTGCAACCTGTGAGGCTTTTACACCTGCATAATCTGAGCCTGTTAATTTACCCGCTTTATGTTGCATTGCAGTTCCCGATTCTCGAACAATATCTTCATATACGCCCGCAGGGTCTTCGTCATTTGCACGTTGCTGATTTTCAGCACTTTCAATTTTTTCTTCAGGAGATTGTTCTACAGAAGAAGGTTGTTCAGGCTTTAAACCTTCGCTACCTGTATTTTGAGCAGGTGGTTGTGTATTACTTGTAGGATTACCTGTACCCTGCGTTTTTACACCACTTGCACTAGTTTCTGTTGTTACAGTTTGTCTCTTTGGCTCATCACCATACAAAGAAGCTATCTCAGCATTTAAATTATTTGTTACTGTTTGGAAAGAATCAGTGTTTCCATTTGCACCATATCTGTTTAATGCAGTTGCCATAACAGAATGATTTCCCTGTGGTGAAAGTGGAATATCAGGGTGTTCGTCATAAGCAAAAAATCTTATAGGATTACCAACTTTAATATAAGAATCCTCTATCATGCTCAATGTTGCTGATTTACGCCTAGCAACTGACTGAGCAGACATCATATATCCTAACAAGTGAGCATTCTCACGATTACCCATGTAAGGAAAACTAATTGCCCCACTTGGGTTTGGTCTGCAGCCAAATCTAACCATAGACGTTATATCAGGGAACACACGACTAATCTTTTGGATTGCCCCACCTTTATCAAAGATACCAAAATCACCCTCAATATTAATCTCATACATGTTATACATGTTTTTATCAGAGTCGGTTAAACTGAAAGACAAAATATATTCTTGTGGTATTTCGGGAATTAAAGCGTCTGTTTGTTCAGATAATGTATCGTTATACCATTTTCGAGCAATAGTCTCATATTCTTCCTGTGTTTTATGAGCGTTGGCATTACCTTTACCTTCTTCAAAAATATACCAATTTGACCAATTATTGGGGTCAGAAGGGTCGCCCAAATGTTCATAAATTTGAGCCGAGGATTGATGGGCAATATGCACACCCTCGGAATTAATAGCGTCATACGATTGAGTTGTATCAAATTGAAATTTTCTTCCTACCAATTTACTACATTCATTAGGCGAAAAATCTGTTGTTTCACCCTGAATTGCCATTTGTTGTTTTGCCTGATTGTATAATTCCATATACAAATTGCCGTCATTAAGATATTTTTTTGCAAGATTATAAAAAGTATCTCCTTCTGCAATTTCAATCTCCACTTTACCTTTAGACTCTTTATTATAATATGGATTATATGTTCTATTAGCAGAAGTTTTTCTGCCCAAAGGATTTACTTCTGTTGCACCACTAAAATAATTGGCAGTTTGTGTATAATTGTGGTCACTATACTGTAACGCTTCTTCCATAGCTTTTTGATAAAAATATTCTTTTGCTTCAGGGGTCAATTGTTTTTTAGCATTACGCATGATTTGTAGCTCGTCAGTTGATTGATTTGACATGGCTTGTGCTTCCATTTGCTCTTGCCTTTTTACTACGTCCTCTGAAATATTAGAAGAATAATATGGTTGAATATTATCCAAATCAATAGTATGAAGCAAACCACCACTTAGTTGGTCAAAATTCATATTATTTTTTGGTAATGTATTAACACCTAATGCATAATTAGGGCATTTTAATACAATATTACCTTCTTCATCAGCAAAGAACTCTAACATTAATTTTTTAGCAGCAGTGGTACATTCTTGCAAACGTTTCATCAGAGAACCATTAAATAATGTAGAGGAATTTGCATTTTTCAATTGATATGTAAAAGGTGGAAATTTAATCGGTTCAATCCTGTCTTTTAAATACCAAGTAGGAACACCTGCGTCCAAACATAAAGTTTTAATAATTTCATTTACAGGTCGTCCCGCAAAAAAATTAGTAAGTGATAAATAACGCCAAGAAGAACGTAATACTTCTTTTTGGTCTTCTGTAGCACCCGAAGCACCTTCTGCTGATAACAACTGATTTACCATATACGGATTAAAAAGTTCAAATGTACCAAAATGTTTACCATCTTGGGCAGAATATCTTAAGTCAAGTCCTTGGATACCAGAAGCACCTGGGGTCATTGAAGGGTTCATGGTAACATAAGATAAATCCAATATTTTTAATTGGTCAGTAGCAGTAATTGAAATTGTACAGCCACTAGTTTTACCACTAGAATGTTGTTTAGTGACAGTATCTATGTAACCAAAGAAAATTTGATTCATTTTAAAATCGCCTGTTTCAGGGTCACGTTCAAAATTAGATTTACCAAAAATCCAAACTTCGTCCATTGGCTCCCAGTCGCATTTTTCTGCAATTTTCCAACCGCTTACTTGGTCATTTTCCCATTGAGTTTCAGCGTCTTTAGGCTCAGAACCTAATGGAACTTCAATCTCATAATATGTACCATATTCGTCTTGATGTAACTCTCTATGAAATTTTTCACCCTCGTCGTCAACAGTTCGTCCAACATAATCTTTTAGGTTATCTTGATAAACTCTTACTATTGTTGTTACACCATTTTTAGAAGGTCTTGTTCTAAAGGTAGCTTTATGTCCGTCCATTTCAACAGAAGAAGCATTATCTCTGTTGCCGATAGAATCGTCTCCTGCCACGTCAAAACTATAATTAGGGTTAATACTTGTAGTTTCTCCACCTCTACCTGTTGTGGCTATAGAACCGTCAGTACTAACCCCCCTTGAATTTTGAGAATCGGTAACAATATTTGCATAATTATCGGGCCATTCGTCACAAACCATTCCTTTTAACAGCGGAACGCCTTTAGGTGTGAGAGAATTTTCTTCAAAACAATAAACTCTCTCTGCACCTTTAACCTCAATCTGACAATTGCCTGGGGAACCCGATACACTAATATTAGTTCTTAAAGAAACAAAGTTATCTAATTTGTAACTACGAACATAATTACCATCGTCCAAAGTAGCTTGGTCTTCGGGTTTATCAATCTGACTAGCAGAATTAGCAGCGTAGAACAATTTTTTTCTAATTAAAACAACATAATCTTGCTTAAAATTGACAACTTTAATAGCTTTAGAATTAGAGGCATATTGTAACTGCACACCTTCCAATTTATGAGGATATTCATATTTTTGGAAAGTAGCACCCGTCATTATATCTCTGCCAACGGTCATACCATTAGTACCTTTAGTACTTACAGTAGGAATACGACCTGCACCACCACTTGTAGCTAAATCAATATATGTACCTAAATTTACTTCATTTGTCGTATCATTTTGCTTCTGCTTATCGTCTTTATTGTCATTAGGCATCAATCATTATCCTTTCTTAAAATTTTATCAAGTCTTCATATCTTTCCGTTTATAGTCTTTTACTCCTTCTTCTTCTCCTGAACCTTCAGCAGTAGCATTGTTATCACTACCTGAATGCATCAAACCACCCATAATAGCAGAACTTGCCATTGTACCAAGCAAATCGCCCAAAGAAGCTGTACCTTTTTGCTTTGCAATAGCTTTATCCACCTTAATCTGTCTTGTAACCGTAAAAGACATATCATAATTAATCAATAAAGTACTTGCTTTACGACTGTAATTAAAATTATCAAAATGACCAATATATATACGGTCATCAAAATAAATAATTACCTGTCTCGGTCTATATAAATCAGTTAATTGGTCTTCTATATCTGACCAATTCGCTCTAGCAGAATCTTTATCTATTTGATGTTCTCTATTAAAAGATTGTACAGTAGAAACTACATTGTTTAATTCTGTAGCACTCATTTTACCTAAAGTATAAAAATTACCGCTTGTACCTGTCATAGGCATAGTATATGTAGTTGCTCCTGTAAAATTACCCGTTAACATATTAGTCAATGCACCAAATCCATTCTTTAAAGTATTGTCCATTTGACTAAAAATAGCATTAGTATGTTGATTATCTGCTGTACCCGTTAATACGGTACTACATATATCCGCTGCTAAAGCACCCATAATTTCAGAACTTGTACCATTTGACATCCCATCCTGAATACTTCTTAGTGTTTGATTAAAATACTCACCAAAAGCAGTAGGATTACCTGTTGTTAACGCCGCGGCTTTCATCAAATCAGAAATTGCCTGTGCATTACCATTTGCACCGTTTTTACCACCACTTGTAGCTGATAAAATGTCTCGCCATTGAGCACAATTACTCAAACAAGAATTTGACAAAGCGTCAAACAATTTAGCATTAGATTGCCCCGAAGAAGTAGTTTTCCCAAATAATTTTTCTCCAATGGTATCTCCCTTGCTGTTATTAGTATAACCCAATGCGTCAGTAGCAGTAGTAATTACCCTAGAAAGCCAACCGCCAATGCCACCCGCATCATTCAACTGTTTTTCTGCTTCTTTTAAAGAAGTACCTTGATAAACAGTTACCGCATTGGTATGTACAGTAGAAACAGAAATATTTTGATATTTTAACAAAGCACCCGAATGAAAATAAACTTCTTCCAATGCTTCAATACCTTTCATTTGCGAATAACCTGTAGTACCGCTAATTTTCAAAGTCCACACGTCATCACCATAATGATGAAAATATATACCACCACGAGTATATACTTTCTGTTTTACTTTAGAAGTTTGTATAGCCATATTCTCAGGGTTAATATACATAGTAATAGATTTTCTTTGTGTCGGAGTTAAATAATATTCAATCTCCATAGGTACACGTTCTTTTAACGACATGTATCTATCAGAAGCCATTTGAGCTAACCCAAAATTACTAGTTAAATAATTATTATATCTTGCAAAATTTTGCATATATGAACGAGTGTTTGTTACATTTGCAAGATTACCCATTAAAGTGCCTGGAATATCTATCTGTGCATTATTACCACCATCTGCACTTGCAGATTTTGTTCCCAATATTTTATTAAACAATCCACCCAATGCATTAGATAACACCGCTGTACCAATATTTGTCATAACCGTGTCGCTTTTAGCAACAGTGCTACCTTGTCTTGTTGTGTTATTTGTAGTTTTAGAAATATCATCATTTATAGTATACGGACTATATCTACCATCATTTTTTTCGCCCGTCTGTTTTGTACCGTCTGCGGAATGAGCAGCAGCATCGTCAGCATAGTTCCAACGGTCTTTCCCGTCACCTGGGTATACACCCTCACTTGTACTAACATTTTCTTTGCCGTCAGCCATCAAATCACCTCGCTAAGTCTTCTAATATTAAAATAGAAAGTCAGGACTAATTAATTAGTCCTGACATTTGTAGTTTTGGTTTCAAAATTTAATTTTTCCAATAAACCCTTCACTGCTTGAACAAATTGTTCTGTTGTTTTACCTTTCTTTAAAGTACCCATTATTTGAAGATGAGCAACGTCTTTTTCCTCAGATTTACGTTTTTCTCTCTCTCTTTCTTCTTCTTTAATGGCTTGTTCTGTTTTTTCCAATTGTTCACGTACAGCTTCATTACTTTTTTCACTAACACGTTTATAAGCTTCGGTAGAAGTTTTGTTAGCTTGTTCTTGCACCTGTTTATCAAATTGTCTTTGTCGTTGACGTGTAGCATATAACTCTTTGGCAGAAGCCTGATTTCGCAAATCTTGCTCTTTTCTTAACGCAGCAATTTTATCTTGAATAGAAACAAATCCTTGCGAAGAATCAATATACATGCCATTAACCAAAGCACCTGTAACTTTAGCACCTTTTGAGCCAATTGCATTATAATAAGAATTCCAACCTTCTGCATGTTGTTCAGCTATAGTTTTGGGGTGTGCTTCAGCCAATGTAGCTCCACCGCCACCACTATAACCTTCTGCTACACCCGTTAGCCCCGAACCTTTAGCTATAGCAATACCTGCTCGCATACCTCGAATATAGGCATTCGGGTCGTCATTACCAAAATAGCCTTTTGCTTGTAATTGTCTTACAAAAGCTTCCAAATTATTATTTTTAGCATACTGTTGTAACAAGGCTCTTGAATCTTCTTCCGCAAATGCAACAGTGTGATTAGCAAACGCTTCAGAAGCTTCCTCGTTATCTGCATATATACCAAACCCATTATACATACCCAAACTACCTTGATAACGGGTATTACCATAATTGTGCATCTCTTGAGATTTTTCCCAAGTACCTGCACTTTCTATCCAAAACATGCCCAAAATATATTCAATAGGAATTCCTGTTTTAGCAGAAATCATTTTTGCCTGATTAACTGCGTCAGCAGGAAATTTACCATCAGGGTCAACATCTGTAGCAGGTGGGATATTATTGGAAGTAATATACTTAGTATTTTTTTCCTTTTCCCATTCGGCTTGCTTCATATAAACATATTCTTGTTTTAATACGTCTTGCCAATCTTTGTATCTATTTTCTGCTCTTTTAATAAATATTGCTTCCCAATTTTCAAGAGCTGTTTTGTTACTCCCAATATTAGGATTTTTACTTTCATCAATAGCCTGTTCCAAAACGTAACTTTGCCAACGTTCATCATTACCATTAAGTTTGTACATGGCATAAAACCACAAACTTGATAACTCATCTTTTTGCTTTTCAAATTCTTTATTATCTTCATCGTTGTCCAAAGCTTTTTTATATTTATTGATTTTATACATAGTAACGTCAGCAATACGTTGCCAATCAGGATTAGCAGTATTAAAGACTTTATCAGCTTCTTCTTTGGCGACTTTCAAACCTTCTTCGGTCAACATATAACCGTCTTGTCCACCGTTATATTTAAATGCTGTTTTAGCCCTTTGACCTGCAATTATTGCTCTCGCAACCAAAGTCGCAGCTGCTGTTTTACCATAAGCTAAAATTTCCATTTGCTCTTTGAAAATTTCTTTTTCAGTATCATTCAAATCAGCATAATCAAGCCCATTTTCTTTTAAAATTTTTCTCAAACGCTTACCGTCTTCTGTATCTGATTCTACCAATTCTATGAAACTTTCTTTAGTAAGTTTTTCATTCTTTAATAATTTATCTAAAAATTCCTGATTGTTTTTATCATACTTATCACCAACGCCAATCATATTTTTCAAATATGAAGAAGTCGCAGCTAACGGGTCATAACCTAAAACAGCTTCACCAAGCGTACTCGATAAGAATGGCATACCCAAAGCAAGTATAGGTCCTACATAAGGGATTTTACTTAAAGCCATAGATGTTCCACCATAAACCAAAGCATCTACACCTGCACGTTGAATTTTTTCACTAGCGGTATATTGGTCAGAATCCTCAGAAGTAAATTCATTTAACATTGGTAAACCTACAGCCAAAGCCAAATTCCATTTGTTGTTTAACAAAAACCCTTTCGCTTTGTTTAACCAACCACCTTTTGTTTTACCACCATTTTCCAACATATCACCGCCCGCAGGTGGTGGATTTCCACCGTTTGACGCAGGTGACGGTTCAGTAATTAATTCAGGTGGAAGATTAACTGACGGTGGATTTGGAATGTTAGGAACAGGAGGTGCAACAGAATTTATTGAAGCAAGCTTATTTTTCATAGCTTGTATTATATCCTTTGATTTAGCAATTAATGCTGTAAGTGCTATACTACCACCAACAACAGTTTCGGGAGCAACGCCAATTTCAGAACGTAAATATTCAGCCATACCACTTTCGTTGTATATATCAACATATTTACCTTGTTTGTTTTTCATTAAAAGCATTGCGTCGCCTGTTTTAAACATATCTGCTAAAGTCAAAGCATTTTCTTCTTCTGATTTATTCTCAGGGTCGTCATGTTCTACCTCAGAACCCTCAGACTCAGCCTCAGATGAATTACCAAAAATCGACAAACCAATCATGACAGGTAAAGTAGCTTTACTTAATTTACTAGTGCCAAAACCTTTTAAATTTTTTAACCATTTAGAAGGAGTTGAGAGCTTAGACTTCCAACCTTTGGATTTACCACCTTTATTATTAGATTTTTTTTTCGAGTCACTTTTTTCCTGCTTATCATAATCATTATAGTGATTCCACATGTGTTTTGCTTTTTTACCTAATTGACGCAATCCTAATAAACCCGCACCGCCAAGTAATGCAGATATAATAGGGTGTTGCCATATGAAACCACCTACAGAGCTAATGATTGGATGATTTTGTTTAAAGTTTTTTATATCTTTAAATAATTGCCCAATCTTTTTAATAACATTAACATACCCTTCAGTAAAAATAGGTATCGCTTTTTCAATTGCATTATGAAAATCTAACATACCTTGATTATGACTACCTAATGATTTTGAAATTAAATTAGCACTAACAGTCATGTTAGCTTTATTTTTAGTTGCTTCTGCCAATAAATTCGCAGAAGTTTTCAATTCTTTTCCAAATTCTTTTGCAGTGTTAATTAAGTTATCAGTTTTTTGTTCTTCTTCTGTATCAATGCCAATTAATATTTTACCAACTTTTTCATCGTCACCTTCTACAGCAGCGGACGCAATAATATTTGCATTTTTCAAAGAAAAACCTTCATTTTGCAATTTTTGTAAATATAAAAATCTTTTCATTTCAGGGTTAGCAGAAAAACTACCAAACATCTCTAGTTTAGTCATCATTTGCTGACCAAGTAATTTTTGACGATTACCAACAGGGTCGCCATTCATGTCATTTGTCTTGGCATTCATGAGCATAGCTGTCCATAAATTACCTGTCTGCCCTGACAATACTGAATATACAGAGTTAGATTTATTATTACCAAAGTTATATAAAGCACCCAAAACCTGACCTTCCAAGTCACGAGCGTCTTCCAAACGCATACCTTGGTCAACCATATATTGAATATTATCCATAGCAATAGTACCGCTATAGCCCATTTTTCTTAAGTTCTTACTAACGTCTGTTATGGTTTTAATATATTTTTCAATAGGTATATTTGAACGCTGTGCATTATTCATAGCTTGATAAACAGCCGTTAATGCAGTTTGAGCGTCCTGTTTATTTTCTTTATAATAAACGTCTACGAACCCCGAAATTGTATTATCTTGAATTCCATATAACTGTGCAGGTAACACCAAATTTCTAGCTAAATAACTTAAATCTTTTGCTCCTGCATGTGGAGAAGAACCATATGCAGTACCAACATTTTTAACTAAATTGGCATACATGTTAGTTGGAGCGTCAAAACCAATCATTCCATAAGAATTTGCATACAAATTAGTACCTTGGTTATATACTCTATCATATGCTCCCATACCCATATTTGCGTCAATAGAGGCATTAAGCATATAGTTTTGATACATCATTTTGCCATTATTGTCGGCACGATTTTTAACCATATTTTTCCAATTATTAAAAGAAAAAATACCGCCCATTCCCATTAGAGAACGATCG